CTATAGTGCGTTTTTATCGCCACTATTTTTGGTGTAAATACGATCTAATGGATTGAGCGTTACCGCAGCCTCAAGGTGGTCTGGGGCAAAGTGTGCATATCGCATCGTCATAAGAATCGTACTATGACCTAGTATCTGCTGTAGCACCAAGATATTCCCCCCATTCATCATAAAGTGGCTTGCAAAGGTATGCCTGAGAACGTGAGTTCGCTGACCTTCCGGCAACTCAATTTTTGCTTTCTTTAGCGCCCAAGTAAAAGCTTCATAGCAATTTGAAAAGAGACGGCCTCGACGTTTGGGTAACAGCTTCTGGATGTTATCCGAAATCGGGACGGTTCTGTTTTTCTTGCTCTTGGTATTCGTAAATGTGATCCGTCCCGGTAAAACCTGAGACTGTGTTAATTTTTCAGCCTCACTCCATCTGGCCCCAGTCGCCAGACATACACGAACAACAGAACCAAGATCGGCGTTGCCTGATTCATCGCAAACCGAAAGAAGCCTCTCAATCTCATCTTCATACAGAAATGAGAGTTCGCTTTCACTAACTTTAAAATGGCGCACACCTTCTAAAGGATTTTCACCAGCCCACGCGCCAAGACGCTTTAACTCAGAAAAAACAGCGTGCAAATATGACTGCTCACGATTTACGGTAGCTTCCTTAGTTGGCTTTTTCTTATTAGCACTCCATTCACCTGATAACCGACGCTTCCGGTAAACAGCAAACATATTGCGGTCAAATTCTGAAACGAGCGGATCTCCCATCCTTTCGCAAACAGCCTTCAACTTAGCCTGCCGTTCTTCACCCGTAGTCAATGTTTTACCGTGCATCTCGTACCAAATATCAACAAGCTCAGACAATCGTTTTGAACTATTAACCACTGAAACATCGGCATGCACCATCAATCGGCGCTCATGAGAAAGCGCCTCACCTTTTGTAGCAAACTGTCTACGAATACGCCTTCCGCTTGCCCCATATGGATAACATTCACAAAGCCACTTTCCTGATGCGAGTCGCCGAACTGTCATGTCACAACCCTCATGAACAATATTTGTCAGGGATTACGCCTAAATTTAAAAAATCCAGAAACTCACTTTCAGTTAATATCATAGTTCCTTTTAATGCTGCTATTTCCATTTTTTTCGGACCCGCATTGCGGCCACAGCAAAGAATATGAAGATTTGCAGTCACATCATTGCGAACTATCATACCGGCAGAAATTGCAGAATTTTTTAGCCTGTCCTTATCTGTTTTTTTAAAACCAGTAAAACAAACTTCGAACCACAGATAGGGCAATTAGTATCTGTACTAGGTATATAACAATCACATTTTTGGCAATGCACTATTTTCAAAATTTCATTGTGATTTCCCATAGCTATCTCACTTCATATTTTTGAAACGATTTCGCCCACAACAAAACCAACAACAAATACGATAATGAACACTAAATAATGCGTTGTCAGCAATTTAATAAATGGTGTTCTATTAACAGAATTACTAGTTCTGATGTTGTCATTAAAGGAAACAGACATATCCTCTTTACATTCAGGTGAAACAATGGGAGCTGTTTTTTCTATCCACTCATAAATTTCAACGAGTTGATTGTGGCTTAATTCATCCAGCCGTGTGTTTTTGTAATAAATACTACAATGTTCATTCAGTTTATGGCGCAAATCCTGCGCCTCTGTTTTATTCAAGATCTTAGCGACAAGAACTTTTTTTGTTTTCTTCTCCTTACTTTCTGCCAGTAAATCGTTGAGGAATTTTAACGCAACCTTGTACTGACTACCTGATATCTCACTCACACCGTTCACGCCAAGTTCAGCGTGCAACTTTACCCAAACTGGCACTGTTTCTGTGTTTTCAGACTCAGCTACAGCATTTACAAGTTTTCGAATGCTGATACGTTGGGACTTTACTAACGGGCGCTCTTCGCCAGCCTTAGCTGGAACATTGATATTGATTGTCTGGCTACTATCCAAACTCTCAATCTGGACGTTATTTTCTTTATAATCACGTCCTGCAATTTTATTCTTATCCCCGTTTGAGTTTAAATCCATACCCCGCCTTCCTCTCGCAGCTTACTTTTCGTGATAATCCCCGCCCGCTACACGGTTACTGTTGCCTGATACATTGACAGAAACAGAAGCAGAACTACCGGCTGTAAGAGCTGCCAATGCTGCCGCTTTAACGGCCAATGGAGCAGAACGATAAAGCGACAAAAGCTCACTTTCATCATTACTCAATGCCGACACAGAGCGCTCACCAACCACAACATATTGAATATCCACCCCGAACTTTGATATCGCAGAAAGGTAAGCAGTATCTGGATTGCGCTCACCTTTTTCATAGAGGAGCTGCGCTTGCTTTCTAACCCCGCCGATCTCACCAAGAGCAGCTTGGCTTAATTCTAAGCGGAGACGTTCCTCTCTAAGGCGTTCACCTATACTTAAATGCATATAAATCACCTTGACAGGTACGCAAAAACGTACCACAATGTCATTAACGAACTGATAGAGGATCACAATATATCACTATGAATCAAGAACAACACGCTCATAAGTCACGATTGCCTAAAGGTGCCTTCAAAGGCAGGCCGATCGCCCTGCGTCTGACACCAGAAGTTCGTAAGACTGTAGAGGACCTGGCAAAGAAAGAGCTTCGCACTGACTGCAATATGGCCCACGTCATTTTCATGCGCGGACTTGAGATCATCACTCAGGAGGGAGAAGAAAAAGAATGAGTAACATAACTATCAACATTAACATACCTACAGCCTACGTCCGCTTGGAGAAATACGCGGAAATGACAGGTACACCAATCGGCACATGTAGGGGAATGGTTCGCGATGGACGGATTATTATCCGTCCAAAAGAAAAAGCTAAAGACGCTATTGAGGTAAATCTCGTAGCCATGCTGAAAGATGCCATTGCGAATAGCTGAACTTGCAGCCATGAGCAAAACACTAATATATATTTCAATCAAATACATGATTATACCTGTTCTAGCCATGCTGGCATCGCTGATTATTATAACTTTTAACAGGGCTTAATCATGTTCAACCCAAAAAACCTGCTTGCAGGCATAACAGGGGGATTGCGATCATCTGTTTAGGTATAGTTTGGTTACTACAACCATTAAATTTATCACCAGTTATATTTTTAACATGATATTAAAAATGAACACATTAATTAAAACCCAAAGGTTTCATTAAAAACATCAAGATTTGAAGGTGTTGATATGACTGGCTTCACTCAAACAAAAGACTTATACAGCAATTTACGCATCATCATCATGCAACAACAATCAGGCCGGCTGGCTCCTACACGGGCAAGCCATGCCTGGAAAATGGCACTGACCAATCAGGACGTCAATGTAATTAGCGAAGTTCTGGCTGAAATGATTTTTAAGCTGGCAATAAACGAGTCACTGTAACTACCGTCACACAAGGACCAGTAGAAATATGAAACAACAACTCAATTCTTCACAGCAGCGCTTCCGCAACGGCGCAGAACGCTATGCCAACCGTTTCGCTACCAGCGCATCACGCAGCAACATCCGCTACAGCCTGAGCGAGACACACGCAACACCGGATGGCCACGCAGTAAAACAAATCGGCGAGCATACCTGGATGATTGAGAAAGCTGGAATAGTGGTCCACAAATACCCGCGCAATCCGTTTACCGGAAACCGCATTTTTGCTCTGAGCTGCGGCGACAATCAGTTCGGGCAGGATTTCACGTTGTACGAAGCGCTACGCACAGTTGATCGCCTTCTTTACGGAGAAAATTTTATTAAACAGGCTGAGTTATAACAGCGGGTTTATCACCGGTTATTTTTAACGAGGACTCCGTTATGAGAAAACACACAGCAGAACAGGTAAACGAATTTCTGCAGGGATATTACTTCGATAACGAAATTAATCCCCGCGCCAGAAAAACACACTTCGAAGTAATGAAGTGCGGAATATTCAGCGTCCGCAACACCCTGTTTTGTTCAAAAGATACGGGAGCCAGCGAGGACCTTAAAGAACTTAACCGGATGGCGAAACAATTAACGGATGGCATGGTTCCCGAACCCGCAATAATTACGGAGTAATCACGATGAATTTCAGTTATTCATTCAGTGTACCGGAGTCGTTATTTGTTATCACACTGATTGCAGCCGCAATGTTTTTTGCCATCTGCATACTGACACTTATTGATACATGGCGGGAAATACGCGACAGACGTCGCCAGAAAAAAAAACGGGATGCATACAACGCATTCATTCAGCACAAAGAAGACGTAGAGCGTAAAGCACGCCGCCTCTTTAGTTAATTAACCGGTTTCGTTAATACACCGCTCACGCGGCGGGATTCGCACAATCTGAATAAGGGAAATAAAAATGATTAATCCGACACTCACCCTCAAAGATAAAGCCCTTGCGGGCGCAATGTTTTTACGCAACTACGCCGCAATGATGGCTGACACTGACAACCCGATGATGGTGCTGTCAGTGGAGCCTCACCTTATCGCCGCAGACGCAATTGAACAGGTGGTACAGGAAAACACCTGTCTGAGAAATCAGCTTGCCACCCTTCAGACAGCAGCTGACCCGGCAAAGGAAAGTGCTGAACACACCTGCCACACCACATTCATCAAAGGGACCCGCGTATGTCTGAAAAACAGTCCGCAGCAACGCGGAACGATCGTTGACACCCGCACCAGTAGCCCCGCCATTGACCGGGTTTTCGTCCGTTTCGATTCCCCCTTCGAGGAAGACCGCTGGGTAAAGACCAGAAACCTGGAAATAACCCCCGACAAATGAAGCTGATTATCCCTGCGCGACACCGCAAAAACCGGATGAAGCCAGGGGGGAAAGCCGGAGCGGGCAGCAAGGGCGGCATACCGTCGCCTGCTGAAGGGGGCCGGTCACACGTGCGACGGCTGGAGCGGGTACCGCCCGCCCGCGTCATCAACGTCATGTACCGTTACCGGCTGTTAAGTCTGGACGAAAGCCGGACATGGGTACTGCTTAACCATAACGAATACGTGAAGAGGATAAGACGATGTTACAGATGAAATTTAAGCCCTGCTTTATTGACGCATTCCGCAACGGACGCAAGACCACATCCCTTCGCCCGACGGGGTTTGATTGCTACCAGGCGGGCCAGGAGTCAGCAGAATATTTTCATGAAGACACCCTGACCCGCAACATCGTTCTTCCCGATTACAGCGCCGGCGGTACCCTGGTTTTTGAAGAGGGAACCACATTTACCCGCGCATCAGACTTTGCCGGACTCCTGAAAAGACAGCCCTACCGGCAGTATGACAACATTCATCTGGTCACAGAAAACAAGAACGGCGAAACCGTGCCGTTCGCCGTGGCCTTCATTGCCGATATCGGTGTAATACAGGGCCGCCAGATAACCGATGAAGTGGCCGTCAGGGACGGCTTTAACCCTGAAAACCATCCCCGCGACGAACTCTTTGCATTCATGCGGGACACCTGCCACATAGAAAACCCCAAAAACGAAACCTACTGGCGGTACACCTTCACCCACATCGTGATGTTGTCGCAGTGGAGGGCTGACGCATGAAACCCGCCATTATCTGCATTCTGTGCGAGAGCACTGTCACCGGCGACCATTACCGCATCAGGGAACGCCACATCAACCCTGACCGTTCGCTGCTGGACAACATCACCGGCCCGGATGATGAACGCGTGATCTGCCTGAACGACGGCTCGCAGTTACGCGTGCGCAATATCCGGCGCGAAATCACGCTCGAACCCACCCCATTCACACGCGGGAAAAAACCGGAGAGTGACGCATGAAAGGTATTCTGAACCAGCGCTCACCGCTCAAATGGGCGGGCGGCAAATTCAGTATCATGCCGCAGCTGCGCGAATATTTACCCAAAGCCGCCTGCCTGATCGAACCCTTCGTGGGCGGTGGCTCTGTCTTCATGAATACGGATTACGACCATTACGTATTGTGTGACAGCAACCCCGCGCTGATTAATTTCTACCAGCAACTGACGACCAACACCATGGAATTAATGGATCGTGCATGGTCACTCTTTAAGGATGGTGGCACACCGGAAGCCTACAAACGCCATCGCGGGGCATTTAACACCATCGCGCTGGCCACCGACAGATTACGCGGCGAATCCCTGGAATGGGCAGCGCTGTTTCTGTACCTGAACCGCTATTGCTTTAACGGCCTGCACCGCACCAACCAAAAAGGCGAATTCAATGTGCCATTCGGCAAACACCGCACACCTTATTTCCCCGATCAGGAAATGCGCCTGTTTGCTGATAAAGCCCGCGAGACACGAACCCGCTTTATTCACGCGGATTTCCGTACAGCCTTCACAATGCCGGCTGAGATCCGCCGTTTTTCTTCAGTGCACGGCGGTATCGCCATTTACTGCGATCCGCCCTACCTGCCGCCGGACGGTAAAGAGGCATTCACTCACTACAACGGCCGGGCATTCACCCGTAAAGACCACCGTGACCTTGCGGCGCTCATGATGAACGCCTGGCAGCGTTACGGTATCCGCCCGGTGGTCTCCAACAGTGACACCACCGAAACCCGGCAAATCTATTCCTCGTTTGAGCTGCACACCCTGAGCGTTCGCCGCTCTGTTGCTGCCAGCAGCAGCGCACGCCAGCAGGCAAAAGAGGTAATTGGTGTTTATCCGCCAGCCCATAAAAGCCAGCTCCGGGACGTCAATGTGGGCTGGCCGTCTCCCCTTCACGCTCCACACCCCACCACGGAGATCATGCAATGACCGTTATCTATATCGCCGGCCCCATGACGGGAAAGCCTGATTTCAACCGCACCGCCTTCACCATGACAGCGACCCGCCTGAGGATGCAGGGCCATACCGTACTCAACCCCGCAACACTCCCTGACGGGCTGAGATACAGGGACTACATGCTTATCGGGAGCGCCATGCTGCACTGTGCCGATGTGATTTACCTGCTGGATGGCTGGGAGGACTCGCCGGGGGCAAAAGAGGAACACGCCACCGCCCTGAAACTGAATCTGATCATCTCCACACCAGAAAGCCGTAAGGAGGCCAAATCATGTTTCTGAAACCAATGGGGGGACCAGGTAAAGCACCGAAGCACGTCAGTGCATGGACACAACAGGAAGACGAACTGCTTATCTCGCTTTATCAGGATCACAGCACATGGCAAATGGCTGAACGACTTCAGCGAACCCGCAGCGCAGTGATGCACCGGATTCTTTTTTTACGTAATCGCGGGTTGATTGGTCGCAAGAAAAAAGCACCGCTGAGTGCAGAAGCCATCGCCTTTCTCATCAAAAACCGTCACGCAAAAACCGCACGGGAACTGGCCCGGAAGGCGGGATGCAGCGAGTGCACCGTGAGGTACACACTGCATAAACGGGGTTACAGCCTTAAGAAATGCGGCGAGAGCCACCATTGCACCAGATACAGCGATCGTCTGGCTGAGCTGGTTACGGAGCTACGCGACAGACGCAACATGACGTTCTGCATAATCGCGAAACACATCAACATCACGATGCAAATGCACATCAGCGATGATACGGCGTTTCACCTCTACAACCGCCGGACCGCCGCCGACGCCCTGTTGTACGAACTGCTGCCGAACTGAGTGATCATCATGCACACACAAAAAAACCGCTTGCCATGTCGCAATCAGTCAGGTTACATTTCCGCTGCACCTCATAAAACGGGTGCCGGGATTGAGACCCCGCTGACAAACATAGCGCACAACCGCGCCAGCGGTTTTTTTGTGCGTACTGTATCGCCACATCTTTTTCGCACACGAATTATGGTGGGGCGTACGGGGCCGACTTCGGTCGGGCCGGGTTCTATGTTTGCCGGTAGTCTCAACCCTGTACGTCTCGCCACCCCGAGTTTGAGACCTCTGGATGGTGAGTTTTCAAAACTTACACACATAGAGGCCACATCATGGCAAACCGCAAACAACAGCGCGCATACGCTGCGCGTCGTCACATCCAGACTGAAATCAACCGCAGACTTTTCCGCGCATCACGCGTCGCGCAAATCATGCACATCAATATGCTGCATGAACGCAGCCACGCGCTGTCAGACAGCTACTGCGCCGCTGTATTCAGCTATCTGGCGGATGATCTGCACGAGCTTCAACAGCTCATCCAGCAGCAAAACAAACTCCATTAATTCCTGTTCCGGGCCTTTCCTGCACCTTGCGGCGGGAGGCCTTCGCACATCTTTAACAAAGCGAGGTGCAGCATGATTGACCGTCATGACTTCGTAAAATGGGTGCGCACACAGGACACCCGTCTGGCTCCAAAACTTCAGGCAATGTTTGATTTCTATCTCCGTGCCCGCGCCAGCCAGGCTCGCACCACAAAACCAGAGAACGCAGGCCCCCTTTATTTCATCGTGGACGACTGTTACCGCGTGGACTTCACACCACACGGTCTGGCCCTGTACACCCTGACACCACACGGCGACTCCCTGCTGGCGTATTACAACTCCCCTGCCTCCGTGTTTGCAGCAATGCTGGCGCATCGCACCGCTGGCGGGTGTGCCTCGCTGAGTGAATACACCACTGAGTTTAACCGTCTTTCTGCCCTCTTCTCGCAGGAATGGCAACGCGTGACAGGGTGTCAACCATGAGTAAATTTACCTGGGACTGGAACGAACCACGGCAGGCCATTGACCCAGCCACATTTGCGAAGTATCAGCCTACGCCTGAAACCCCGTTGCAACAGGCCATACGCTACTACCAGGAAGCAGATCTGAAAGCACAGGAAGTCAGGGAGGCGGAAGAAGAAGCCTTTTTTGTGCAGTCAGACATGGGTAAAAAACTCATGGTCGCCCTCGATGAGGACGAACGGCGCGAGAAGGTAACACAAAGCATCATCAGCAAGCGCCAGGCAACAGAACAAGACCCGGTGGCCCGTGCATTTGTCACACTAAAGGCGCTACCTGTTTATCTGCGTGAACCTCTGAGCCGCCGCCTCTCTTTTTTACGTAAGAAGCAGGAATCTGACCGCCAGAAAGGCAAAAAGAGTCGACCATCAGAGGGCTACGCGCGCGGAACCCTGCGCAAAATATTCGAACGACTGGACCGCACCGACAGCCGCTGGCTGACACCGGGTTATCGCGCCCTTGCCGGACGCGAACGCCTAGACGATTTGCTGTACCTGCCGCAGCTTAACAAGCACCAGATACAGACGCTGGGCACCATGACGGCGGCAATGTTCAGCAGCTCCTTTGAAACACTCTGTGATGGTTTCGGTGCCAGAGATGGCGAGCTGACCATGGAGGTGGCACTGAAGGCGTATCAGATGCTGGCCCGCATGGCGCTACACCTGCACGCCATGCCTCCACATTATGACGCGCTGACAACAGACAAAGACCGCAAGAACGAACCGGACACGGAACTGCTGCCGAGCGCAATCCTTCGCCTGACCTGTGCGGACTGGTGGAAACGCAAACTGTGGCTTTTACGTTGCGAGTGGAGAGAAGAACAACTCCGCGCCGCCTGTCTGGTTTCCAGAAAAACATCGCCCTATCTGAGCCAGGACGCGTTAAGTGAGTTTCGCGCACAGCGCGAGAAAACACGCGATTTTCTGAAAAGTTTCATGCTGGAAAATGAAGACGGGTTCACGATTGATCTCGAGACAGTGTATTACGCGGGAGTAAGTAACCCGGTTCACCGTAAGGCAGAAATGATGGCCACCATGAAAGGGGCGGAACTTATAGCCGAATCCCGTGGCGACAAAGCGGTGTTTCTGACTGTCACCTGCCCGTCAAAATACCACGCAACAACGGAGAACGGTCATCCGAACCCCAAATGGAACGGGGCTACCATGCGCGATTCCAGTGATTATCTGGTTAACACTTTTTTTAAAGCCGTTCGTAACAGACTGGACCGCAAGGGCCTGCGCTGGTATGGCATCCGCACGGTGGAGCCTCACCATGACGGCACGGTGCACTGGCATATGATGGTCTTTGCACATCCTGAAGAAATCGACAGCATCGTGACCATCGCCCGCGATATTGCCATTCGTGAAGACCGCCACGAGCTGGGCGATGACATAACTCCGCGCTTTAAGGCGGAGTACGTCGACGGTTCGAAAGGTACGCCGACCAGCTATATCGCCACCTACATCGGAAAGAACCTGGACAGCCACGCCGTGGATGGCATTGACCCGAAAACAGGCAAACCGCGCATCGACGACGAATCAGGAAAGACGATGGCAGAAAGCGTGGAACGCGCCATCGGCTGGGCGCGCCTTCACCGGGTCCGCCAGTTCCAGTTCTTTGGCATCCCCTCCCGTCAGGTATGGCGTGAACTGCGCCGCCTTGCCAGCCAGATGGCACGCAACCCAGAAGGTCCGCAACGGCTGAAGGATGACGCAATGGATGCGGTTCTTGCTGCCGCTGATGCCGGGTGTTTTGCCACCTACATAGAGAAACAGGGCGGCGTACTTGTTCCACGTAAGGACTACCTGATTCGCACCGCCTACGACCTCGCAGATGAGCTGAACGATTACGGCGAACAGAGCGTACAGATTTACGGGATCTGGTCGCCACTCATCGGGGAATCCTCCCGTGTGTGCACGCATCCGGACAACTGGAAGCTGGTAAGACGTAAACCGGAAGCGGAAGACAGCGCCCGCGAAAATGGTTTTGACCTTCAGGGCGGCCCTGCCGCCCCTTGGACTCGTGGCAATAACTGTCCCGGTGACGAAAAAACAGCCGGAACCGGCACAGAAAACAGGCAGCGTGGGTCGCGGCTGACGCTTCCGGAAAGCGGCCTGGCGCACTGGTTGCAGACGTTAACCCGTCACGAGCGGAAACAGCTCATCAGACAGCTTAAAAATCAGCCGCCCACCACGGATACCGGACAAAATAACACCAGACCAGCATCAGACACCCCTGTCAGGGTGGAGGTTGTCGTGCCTGTCGACACCACGACCATCGCACAAATCACCCGCGAACTCGACGCGCTGGGTGTGCAGCTGCCTGACGCAGCCATTATTTCCGTGAGTAACGGTGCCCGCGTTCGCCCGGGCGACGGGCGTATCGCGTACTGGAGCGCCACAACCCGCCGTATCGTCATCACACAGGAGTCGTCAGCGGAGGTAAGATCATGACGCGATTTCACTGCACCATGCAGCGTCAGCAGTTCGACGCCGTTATGCGCCAGCGCACGCCAGCCATGACACTGAGAGGCGTAGCCACAAGACCACAGCCCGGGGACGAACTGGAAATCACGGTGGCCAGCCCCGATCGCACCACCACAACCACCATCACCGACATACTTAACAGGCGACCGGGCAGTGAATATCAGAGCTGGACCATTGCCGTTCGCCCACGCCGTTCGCCGGAAGAACCGGAGCCGCTCACCCCGGCCGGAAAAATCATGCAGAAGTACCACGAAGAGCAGGCCCGCAAACACAATGTCGCGCTGGCCAGAACACTGACTGCCGTCAATCGCAAGGCCGCACTGGCGCGAAGGGTCTTTTCATCGCAGCACCCTTCATTCGCCAGACCGGCACAACACAGGAGAGATCCACAATGAGAGAGCAATTACCAGACACCGTGCCAGTACAGGAAATCAAAGAAAATATCAGGCAACAACTTCACGGATTTTATATTACTTATGATTTGTGGCTGAAAAACGGAGCAAATCCAGACGGAATATTTTCGCGAAACTGTGGTTTATGCGCCAGCCTCTGGGATTATCTCGAATTAACGGGTGCTGATAAAGAAGCCGCACTGGAGCTATTGCACATTGATTTCAGAAATGCCGGGCGAACCGCATAGCGGTGAGTCTGTCAGGGCGAGGAAGCGGAAGATCCACCGCCCCACAGAATGGCACTTACGCGCCATCACTGAGCAGAATATCCAGTGCCATTTGCCTTTCGTCTGGTTTAAGGCGCTGGAGCAATGCTTTAACGACACCATCAGTTTGCAGGTCACTGGGTGAAATCACGCGAAGATCGGAAAGATTGAGCGAAAAACGCATATTACAGTCAGAATTAGTGCAGGTGCAATAAACTACCGCCAGCGTTTTTGCGTCATCCTGCCATGCAGTTTTGCGTATAGCCGCCCGGCAGTGACACGCCGGACATTCAATTTTCATCACACCCGCCATAACCCCCCCACAATCTGACCGGTTGCAGGGGTAATATAGTCTTTTTCGGGTTATTTTTCATCAGCCAGCGCAGACACCACATTTTCCACATCTTCCAGCGTAAAATTAAGGTGTAACGACGGGGGGATTTCGGGATCGCTGTTCACAGCCTGCATGAATTTACGGCAGACAGGTGTCACTTCATCCCGTCCATAGGTTGTCCTTGCCTTATCGGGATCGCCAAGTCCGCTCGCATTTTGCGGGATAATACCGGCAAGACCAGCCGGAAAGCGGTGCGCCGTAAGAACATCCTGAGCGCTGATATTCTTCACATTTGAAAACTCATCTTTTTGCTGAATATCCCCAACCGGAATAATTTTAATCCCGTCCGGTTGCCCTTTTGGGATACTGATAAACATGTTACGGAAATTCCCAAGCCCGTTACCGCTCTCTATTTTTTTACGTATAGCTTCTTCAGCCTCAACAGACATATTCGGGTCGGACGCGTACATGATGAACCCCATATGCGCACCGTTGTGATAGTAGCGACGTCTGAAAATGGTCGCCTCACTGTTCAGTAACGCTGAATGAATACCACCGATATAATCAGGCAGTCCATAAATCTGCTGTCGCGGATCATGCATACGTAAAAACACAACATCAGACGGCGAATAGACCAGCGGCTCGCCCTCCTGTAACACGATAAAATCAAGTTGCTTGCTGCGACGCAGATACAAAGACGGTAATGGTGCCAGCGCCACCACCCGTCCCCACCCGTTACGGACCTTCAGAATGGCCACATCACCAAACAGCAGGTAGTCAAAGACAGCCATTTCCATCTGATCGGTCGTCAGTCCACCCCCCTGGTAGCTGGCACACACCATATTTTTGCGTGCATACAGTACGCCGCCATGCTGGGCGTTAAGGTTCGGCAACTGCGCGAGCGCAAGTCTGTCTATTGGTAGTGTCCAGTAGTTGTAGCTACCGTTATACCAGACGTTGATGTATTCCGTGCCGGTAGTCAGTATCGGTTCCGGCTCCCCAAAAGTGATAATATTGCCGCGTCCGGGAGTAAAATTTTCTGTCTGTGCCCGTTTACGCAGGCGTGCGCTTTTACGTTTACTCATGCAGCCTTCCCGAATGCCCACACCGAGGGGCGGTCATATTCATAGTCGAGCGGTTCATTACAGACCGCGTGCGATATGGCAAAAAATACGTCCGCGTGACCGGTCGTTTCGCTGCGTTCGGCGGCGAACGTCATTGCGTTCTGACTGGCAGTCATTACACGGCGGATGGCCATAAATGCCAGCGGGATATCGGCACGTTCTTTTGTCACCTCATCAACCGCATCTTTCACCCACTGGATACGTCGCCGCTCAATGAGGTCAATCATCTTAAGCACCAGTTTATTTTTATTATCAACACTGTAGTTAATCCCCATCACCTCACGCGGTGCGGAGCGTACCAGTTGATCATAAACACCCCGGCCAATACCCGTGATATCCACCCCGATATGCGTAAACCGGTAGCGTTTCATTAATTCTTCAATCTGCTTAACCTGCCAGGTGAAGTTAAGCCCCACCCACTGGTAGACAGCCAGCACGCGAAATTTTTCTTTAGGCTCAACAGGCGGGGCCACAATAACAAATGTTGAGTTATCACCCGTTCGTGACGGATCAAAACCACCCCACACCTCACGATTACCAAAAGGCCGTAATGCGGAGGGGTCGAAGTCCTGCCAGATGCCGAACTCAACCTCACATTTTTCAAGGTCTGAGAATTTAAATACTGTGTCGCGGGAGTCAGTGAACTCACACATGTACAGCATGGCAAACGCCGTGGCGCTGTAGCGGTTACGCAGCTTCTCAATGTTAACTCTGGCACTGAGTCCCTTAGCGCACGCATCCTCCATTGTGATGACATAGCGCCAGATCCCGTCAGGGCAGACCTGTCCACCTTTACGCAATTCCTTGCTGGTCGGGAACTCCGCCGCCTTACGTTTCGGATCGTCGCCCTTCCATTCATCCCCTGTCCACAGCCTGTAAGCCTGGTGCGTTTTAGTGCTGGGGGTTGAAAAATAGGTAATACGGAATTCGTCATGCGTCGCCATCGCTGACGCCACTTCATGCAGGCGGGCAAATTTCGATATCCAGAAGACCTCATCCCCGTACAGGTCGCCACTGTAGGACTGCGCCGTATTGGGATTGGTCGCCAGAAAACGCAGTATCGCACCATTGCTGAGGCGAATCGGGTTGCCTTTAAGCTCGACACCAAAGAATTGCTGCGCAATACTGAGAATATAGAAACGGAAAACTTCCGCCTGGGGTTTACTGGCGGAAAAGAATATCTGATTCTTGCCCGTGAGAACGGCCTTTTCAAACCCTTCCCATGCAAAATAGTAGGTAAATCCTTCCTGTCGCCCTTTCAGAATGAAGCGGAACAGTTCGTCGCCGTGCTCACGCACATATTGCTGATATTCAAACAGATGACCATTCGCTTTTTCATCAAATATTTCTTTTGTCAGTCCGCCGACATCATTTTTACGTAGTCGCTTCCTTTTTTTACCACCTTCGTCATTCCCTTCTTCACTGCTACCCTGTCGGCCATCATTGACCACCACGCCGGTATTGACCATCGCCCGGATCTCTTCCATCCGTTCAGCATGTTTGTTCTTCTGCGCCATCAGCCTGACGTGCTGGGATATCAGGAAGCGCAGCTCTTCAAGCTCAAGCTCGCTTTTACCATCCTTGCAGGTCAGTCGTTCCACTCGCCGAGCGACAGCCACTTCCACCGACTCGGCTGGTAACATTTCATTCCATTGCCCCCGGACAGCCCAGTTATAAACGGTACGCACAGGAAGCCCCAGCGTGGCCGCTATCTCTTTTGGTGTACTGAATTTCAGATACAGGGCGCGGGCAGCGTCCCTGACTTCTTCGGTATATTTCATTCGCCCATCATAAAGAGCAATAACACTCTGAAATATCGTTAAATTTTGGCATTTTTCGCACATAAAATCATATACGAAAAGCCCGGATTCAGAACGAATGAAACCCGCGAAAACAGCCGCAATAATACCGCCAGATACATCAAAAAGCGGTAATGAAATGGCAAAGCAGAAATACACCACTGACTGGATATGCATAGCAACCGAAGGCTACGCCATCGACGGTCGCCCCATTACCCGCGAAATGATCCAGCAGGCCGCTGACAACTACAGCACCGCCAGATACACAGCGATGATCTGGCCTAATCACCCCGTATACAGTCTTCAGGAGCGAGAATTTACCCCCAATCTGGGGCTTGTTTCCGAGCTGGCGGCTAAAGAAGACGCCGGAAGACTGCGCCTTATGGCGAAGCTGGAGCCTAACCAGGCGCTGGTTAACCTTAACGATCGCGGCCAGAAGCTCTTTACCTCGTGCGAGTTCTGGGAGAACTATGCCAACACCGGGCAAACCTATCTGTACGGGCTGGCAGCAACCGACAGTCCGGCAAGTCTGGGAACCCAGCGCATGGAAATCAAATCAGTGGAAAACAACACACAGGGCTCACGTCCGCAGTATGCCGCCGCTGGAAATATTGAAATGTTCAGTCTTGGGCGTCTGACGCTGGTCGCTGACACCCCAACAAACCATCATGAGGATAAATCCATGACTAAAGAACAGGCGAACCAGTTGCTAGCCCAGATTGTCACTCTGACGGCAAAAATTGACGCGCAGGCGAACACGCAACCACAGGCACAGCAACCCGCACCGGCGCAGCCCACGGCATCCGCAACAGCAGACACACAGCCAGTAACCGGGGATTTCAGCGCTCACGCTAATCACGTTGCGGAGCTGAGTGAAAAGCTTTCCGTTGCCACTGACACACTGGCCATCAACCCGAAAGACGACACGGCACGCCAGAACTACACCACCGCCGTGACGGAGCTACAGACCGCACTTAACACCTTTACGGTGCAGCCACAGGATGCTGAAACCGCAAAACTCCAGGCACGTATCGCCGCCCGTAATGGCGGACAACAGCCAGCACCAGCCGCAGCGCAGAATTTCAGTACCCGAAAGACGGAAAAAGATGATGAGGCCGACGCCGCCACACTGACAACGCTTACCAGTGCAATCGAAAATCTGAGCCAGCGTTTTTCGGCCATTGAAGCCCGGCGCACACCGATGCCGGGCGTAGCACCCGGCGGACAACCCGCACAGTTTGAGCCGCTGTAAGCGGTCGTTGAGAAAAACAGACAAAAGGACCAACCGGAGAAAAAACCAATGGCCGCACAGATGTTATCACCACAGGCGCAAAAGTTTTTGCGTAATTACGCCATTTCGATGGCAAAAGCCAATGGCGTATTTACAGCACAACAGTTTTTTACCATCAGCCCACCGCGTGAAACCCTGCTACGCGATGCCCTGATTGAGAATGCCGACCCGTTCATGGGCAAGATCACCGTCATGCTGGTCGAACAGCTTGTCGGCCAGGTAGTCAGTACCGGAATTCCGGGGTTGTATACCGGGCGCAAGAAAGACGGACGCTTCAATAAAGCGCTGGGGAGTGAAGGCAACGAGTACAAGCTTTACGAAGTGGATTCCGGTTCATTCCTGGACTACACCACCCTGACCAACTGGGCAAACGCAGGCACCGAAAACGAGTTCTATAACCGTCTTCAGGCGTTCTTTTACAAGTCAGTCACCAACGACCTGTTACGCGTGGCACTGAACGGTACACATGCCGCAGATGAAACCAATCCTGATACCTGCCCGAACGGGGAAGATATTCACCCGGGATGGCATCAGATTGTTAAAGCGCGCACACCAAAACAGATCATTACTGACAAGGTCGTATTGAACCGTACAGGAACCGGGGCTGATTTTACGTCTGTTGATGCTATTGCCGCCGATGTAATCAATACCTGCATTCCACCCGAATTCCGTCAACACCCGGATCTGGTTGTACTGGTATCACAGAACATTATCGCAGCAGATACGGTCAGTATGCTGAACCGCATCGACCGCCCGACAGAAAAAGTCGCCGCCCAGCTTATCAACCGTGAGATCGCCGGACGCAAGTCATTCAGTCCGCCATTTATGCCGGATAACCGCCTGGTTGTCACCACGCTCTGGAATCTGCATATGTACTTCCAGCGCGGAACACAGCAACGCCGTGCCGAATGGATTGATGACCGCAAACGCTTCGAAAACAACTGGCTGCGTATGCAGGGTTGCGCCGTGGAATATGACGCACTCTACGGTTCGTTTGACAACATTGAACTGGCAGGACTGCCATCACCTGAACATGCGAAACCAAACCAGGCAGCGTAACGGACTGACGTATGCAGACTCCGGCGCAAAAGTTCAGAGCCAGACTGGCCGCGCAGCAGGCAATGGAACACCGCGAGGCACTGACCGTACGCGACAGTCTTCATCTGCAACTGGCGCAACTGGAAATCGACTGCAGGGCTGTGAGCAGTTGCGCCACCAACGCCGATCGTGTGGCATTCAAGCGTGAATCCCTGCTGCCGCGCTGGATGCCGACGATTGAGGCGTGGCTGCAAAGCGGCGAGGAGTACAAATACATCCCGTTTACCTGGTGCATCGTCTGGCTGTTTGATACCGGCGAAATGGACAAAGCTCTGGAATGGGCCGATATCGCCATCGGACAGAATCAACCCATGCCACCACGCTTTGACCGTGATTTGCCAACGTTCGTCGCCGATGAGGTCATGCAGTGGGCACAGATTCAGTTTGATAAAGGCCTTTCCGTCGAGCCCTATTTCAGCCGCGTGATGAGCCATATCGAAAAAGACTGGACACTGCACGAAGAGATAGTTGCCAGATGGTACAAATTCGCCGGTCTTAACCTGTTACGGGACAGCGATGGCAAACCGACAACCCCGGCCGCCATTTACGACGTGGCGAAACTACGTAGCGCCGATGAGTGGATGGCCCGTGCGCACAGCACCACTCCCAAAGCAGGTGTTCGCGCCATACGAAACAAAATAGCCGCCCGTCTGCGCGCATTACGGGCGGTATAACGAAAGTAAAGCGCGGAAAATTATTCAAGATAGATATGGAAATCATTCAAGATAAGCCAGAAGCGCGCATATGGAAGTTATTCAAGATAAAACAGCGGCATTAACCGCTGTTTTTTTATTCATTAAATGGGATCATTTCGGATATGGCTGAATCCTGAATAGCTTAGTATTTAGCCGCTTCTTTGCTCGCTTGTTCAGGAACCTGATGTAGCGATACTGATTAAATTTATGCACCACGGCACGCTCTTTATTAGCCCGTAAATACACGCCTCGTTGTCCACCGCGCTTAATCGCGTTCATCGTTATCTCGTGATACCACTCGCCATCCAGCTCGTAGAACGTGCTTTCATGGCCGCCAATAAAATCAAAATTTGACGCCTGATACACAACGCCAGCACGTCCGCAGCGTTCGTCTGCAAAGGACTGTACCCATTCCACTGATGGATACAGTAATCTGATGGTTTTCAGCGCATAACTGATGGCCCGTGATTCAGAGTTGCGGGGCATGTCGTCGTGTAGCCACATGCGGTTCAGCTCCATATAACCCCGGTTATCCGTTTCAAGCACGACACGACGACCTGAGTTGGGGTTAAGGGCATATCCCCACTGGAGAACGCCAACCAGCTCACGTCCGCTGAATACTCCCAGGTGAAGGTAAGAGTTATTCACAAAACGGCGGGAGTAATGTTTTGTCTGAATGATTGTGCGGGCCAGCCAGCAGGATATGGTTTCAACGCGCAGCTCCTTTGAACCATAGCCAACAATCTGGCCTTCATACTCAATAACGCACGGTTTCGTCAGAATGCGTGATTTCTTCTCTTTTCCCACAATGTTTCTCCGTGGGATGCTCGCAGGCATTCAGCATTATGATGTGACGTTTGCAACGCGGACACCTGATTTCAATGTGATCAAAGGAACCCGCCTTAAATAACAGTTTGTTGCAGTTCTTACAGCGAATTGATTTCATCTCACCTCCTTTGCATCAATTCGCCACTATCTTAAAAAACATCATGGGGTGAGTGTGGTTATCAGGACATAATCGATCTGTATTACCGATCGATTCAATTGATTCGATCGTCGTTTTCTATATTGCATTGATTAGCGGTGTTTATGATGCAGATATCAAAGGCGCAACAGCATTAATACTCCACTTCAATATGAATACGGGGAGTTGCCCTGCTGTACAGTTCCGTGTGAATTATAAGAACGGCGGTATTTTTTATCGTTCAGCGCGTGATGGTTATGGATTTGAGGCTGGCTGGTCAGAGTTTTACACCACAACACGCAAGCCATCAGCGAGAGATGTTGGCGCATATACGCAGGCAGAATGTAACTCAAGGTTTATTACAGGTATTCGCCTTGGTGGTCTGTCATCTGTTCAGACATGGAATGGTCCCGGCTGGTCTGACAGGTCAGGTTATGTTGTTACCGGTTCCGTTAACTCAAACAGAGATGCACTAATTGATACAACTCAGGCAAGGCCAGTTCAGTATTGCATTAATGGAACGTGGTATAACGCGGGGAGTATTTAACGATGATGCACTTAAAAAACATTTCTGCTGGTAATCCTGAAACAAAAGAGCAATACCAGCTAACAAAGCAATTTAACATCAAATGGCTTTATACAGAGGATGGGAAAAACTGGTATGAGGAGCAAAAGAACTTTCAGCCTGATACGTTGAAAATGGTCTATGACCACAACGGCGTTATTATTTGTATTGAAAAGGATGTTTCAGCAATTAATCCGGAAGGCGCAAGCGTCATTGAATTACCTGATATTACAGCAAATCGCCGGGCTGATATTTCGGGTAAATGGATGTTCAAAGATGGCGTAGTGATAAAGCGAACTTATACCGGGGAAGAACAGAGGCAACAGGCGGAAAATGAAAAGCAAAGTCTGTTGCAACTTGTCAGGGATAAAACTCAGCTATGGGACTCACAGCTACGGCTGGGCATCATTTCCGACGAGAATAAACAAAAATTAACCGAGTGGATGCTCTATGCGCAGAAGGTCGAATCCACAGACACCTCCAGCCTGCCAGTAACGTTTCCAGAACAACCAGAATGAAACAAGGCCCGCTATCGGGCCTTAATTTTTATTCAGGCTTTTGTGGCCATTCAGGATTTGCCGTATCCACACGGCTGACCAGAACACTATAGTGTTCCCATGACTCCAGTCGTGCGCGTTCCTCATCCGTCGCCATATTCAGCCTGACAGAGCGCTCCAGCGGCTGGATGACTGATTCAGCTTCGGAAAGCAATGCGGCCTTTTGTGATTCGGCCTGTTGCTGCTGTTCGTCTGCCGTATAAATCCGCTTAACCACAGCTCCGTCCTTAAACATCCACTTCCCGGAATCATCGGCACGACGATTTGCTGTTATATCGGGGACCTCAACGACGCTAAAGCCTTCAGGATTAAGCGTGGAGGCATCTTTAGTGATGGCGACAATAATATTATTTTCATCGTAAACAATCTTTATTGTATCTGGCTGAAAGTTCTTCACTTCCTCATACCAGTTTTTTCCGTCTTCTGTCCACAACCAGATTACGTCAAAATTCTTTGTTAATTGGTATTGCTCTTTTATCTTTGGGTTTCCTGACCTGATGTTTTTTAAATGCTGCATGATTTATACCTGTGCGACGTTATACCATGTGCCATTGATGTATTTTTGTATTGGTCTGAATACTGCTGGGTCATCACCATCAACAGAGCCAATAATGCCAAGCCCTGTTATTACATGACCTGATTTTTCATACATCACGCCTCTTTGCATGACCTGAACAACACGAGTACCAAGTCGAACATCTTTCACATATCTGGAATCAAAATTGCCATAGTTGCCGGGAATAACTTGCGCACCACAAAGCCAGTTACCGTTATTATCCATGTACGCCTGACCATCGGTGCCATTGGCTGTCCTTGAGTTATTAATCATGTAGATGCCAAATTGCTTATTCCCCAGCCCACCAATTACGAATTTACGGTCGGTATGGTCCTGGCGAAGCAATGCCTGCGCACCATCGTTGGATACCGCATTACGGCCCAGAATAACATTCTGGTCACGCATATGAATCCACATGCCGGTACTACTGTTAATTGCAAAACGGTTTGCAAATATATCTCCTGTAACAACCAGACCATGCCCCATGCTTATCCGGCCAGTTCTGAGATTAAGCGTAAAGGGGCGTAATGGCCCTATATTACCATTTTCTCCCTCATTCTCTCGTGTAGGGATGATATGCAGGCATTCTTCAGAACGGCGAAAAATGGCACCAAAAGATGAATTAAATATCCTCAGTGCATTGACTGTCGATATTTTCACTTCACTGCTGAAAAGGGCTTTAACAAGAACAGACAAAGCATTCCATTTAAGATTCATCAGGTCTTTAGGCCGGGTGCCAATGATGCGGTGTCTCCATTTGAAATATTCATTGCCGTTGTCGCCTGTTTCAAACCACATGTAGGAATCAGTATCGCTGTCGGCATCATTTTTAAAACCAATCTTTGCCCAGTCAGTATTCCGAATCCAGGCAAGGATTGAGTTGTTTTCAAAAGTAAGTCCGCCGGACAAGGTATCGCCATTTTTTTGCACAGCGTTCCTGGCCCGGTTTACCGTTTCCTGTAAACCGACGTTTTGGATAAACAGCGGCTTATTGGGAATATCTGCTCCGTTCCGGTCTTTTGCCAGACGGGCACTGGCATTATCCATCGCAATTTTCACCGCTTTTGCGGTGGCTGCCAGCGTTTCACTGGGGCTGTCAGTGGCACTGGTTAGCTGAACGAGTCCTTTTTTGTTCAGGCTGGCATCATAGATATCCAGATTTTCACGTGCTGTACGCTGTGCTGATGCCCCGGCAGTTTTAATTTCGCTGAGGTTATTTTTTATCAGCAGCGCGTTATTGCTCATAATGGCTTTAATGGACAGTGCAAGCTGGTTTAATTTTGTTTTATCCGGTTGAATACCGGCTTCTTCCAGCGTGTTTAATAACTCCGCCTGCACAATATTAAACCAGTCCATGCCGGGCCATGTGATAACATTATTCCCGTCACCTTCTGAAAACCAGCGAACGATAGCACTACGCTGGGCGGATACGGGCGGCATGACGGTTACGCCGCTGTCGTTATCAATATAAAACATTAGTTATCTCCGTCATGGTAAACAAATTTATAAATCTGATGCGCGGGTTTATATTTCTCCAGTAAACATTCCAGCGCACCCGATTCATAAACACGTAACGGCGTCAGAACATTATCCAGCACCGTTGCGTTGCGATAATTTTTAATACCGTAAATATTGACCTGCGTAACCCACTGGCCTTCTGTGGAATCCGTCAGCCTGACGGTAAAACCGTACTGCGCAGCCAGCCATTCATAAAAGCGCCGACTCAGATTGCCGGTCATACGCATTTTATTCGCGGCAGCCCGCTGGCGTTCGGACAGGGTGCCGTTTTCGCTTGTACAGTCCGGCAACCCCAGAAGTGATTCCCACTCACCCAGATACCAGCGGGATGTGGACGGGAAACGCTCCCGCAGTATTTGCCGCGCATCATCCGCCGCAGTGGCAATCACGTCGCTGATGGCCTGCGCCAGCGCAGATAATTTGCTGTCGGGGCTTTTATTCCAGGCAAGCCCTGACGGCAGTAATTGCAGAAAGGCCGTCTGCCAGGGTGTTACAGCCATTCAATTGTCCCCGGTGTTAACAGTTCCGTATTCTCCGAACGCTGGATCTCTGTCGGGAAACGCACTTCAAAATCATCCAGACCGGTAACACCTGCCACCGCACGGATAATACGGGAGGGGGCAAGTGCACCGCCCGGCGTCACCTCATTAAAAAACATGGTATTAATGGCGTGGGTAATGGCCTGTTTCAGTTCGGCAGTCTTCGGTGATATATAAATCCGTGGATTTACCGGCTTTGACTCTGGCGCAAATACCGTGACATTTACACCATCAGGCTGCCCGACAATCAGGCCGGTTATCGGGTCAGTATGACCGGCGATATAATCCGCCACACGTTCCACATCTGCCGGTTGTGGAAAAATATTGCTCCGGTTATCCATAACAAACGTCACCCCGACTGTGCCACCGCCTTTCCATGTCGGAAAACACCAGGCACGGGTAACGCCGCTGACTTCACGCGCCCAGCGAACATAATCAAACTGATTACCGCCGAACGGAGGATACTGGACACGATATTCCAGCCGTGACAGCAGCTCCGCTGCACTCTCAATATCAGCTCCACCGGAAAACCCTTTTACAGTGATGGCATCGGAAACAACACAGGCAACCGGAGTAATCAACGTTAAAAGGGTATTCTCACCGGTATTTCCTGCCTCACCGGCAGCCAGTGCGGTAACGGTAATTTCCGTCGTTCCTGCACGGTCAATCACAATGGCATCAGCCAGGCTGTAAACCACACCATCAGCACGCTGCCAGCGTGTACCGGCAGGAATGGTGGTCGCTGCCGATGTGGTGACAGTCAGCGGGCCGCTGGCGGCTGTCGCCTGTTTGCGGCGCACGCCCCAGAACCGGCAGTGCTCCAGCAACTCATCTTCATCTGCTGTCGACGGGATAATCTGCCGTCCAACCCATGAAATATGCTCGTAACAACCGGCAGCAAGGCCCGCCTGAGCATAAGCAATGGCACTCAGCGTTTTTTCACGGGCCTGAGGCCAGCTACCCGGCAGGCGCTGTTCAATATTCTGTTCTGTACGGGCAATCAGCGATGATAATGTCGGTGGTGAATAAGCCATTTAAACCCCGTTAAATGCTGCTTTAAACTCATAAGGAATAACGGAACCATCCGGTAATGTCAGTGCAATGTAGAGGTATAACCAGCCCTGATGTAACTGTTCCGCTCTGACGTTAACCGCACTTACCCGGCCCGCTGTTTTCAGCCATTCCAGCGCCTCTTCGGCATACCCTCTGGCGCGTTCCAGCGTATCCGGTGTGGCTTTTTCACGTGATAACAGCCACAACCGCGAACCGATGGGGCGGTCGCGGTAACTGTCACCCCACCATCCACGGCGATCATCTGAACCATCCGGCAGGGTGTCAGAATCCAGCGCGCGCCGGTCGGTAAACAGGGAGATTGTCACATCGGTTGTCAGGCTGTCGTCGGTCAGCATATCAATGCCATCCTGTGCAATATCGCCGCGTCCGTTCGTCCAGATAATGGCTAAATCGGTCATTGCATCGGCCCCGTGGTTCCGCCGCTGTCGCCACGGTGGATATGCTTATCCGTCGATTTGCCATTGATGATGGCATCCGGGGCGCTGATATTGCCTGCAAAGTCACTTTCACCTTTAACGCTGAGGCCTTTCAGAATTTCAACATCGCCGGTAAACGTGGTTTTCGGGGTGTCAACGGTCATACTTTCATCAGCGTAAACCTCAACCGTTTTACAGGTAATGATGCAGCGTCCGTCCTTTGTCAGCCTGATACGATGCCCCTCGTGGTGGTAAATGCCTGCATCTCCCGGTTCAAGATTTGTCGGGCGGTAGCGGCGGTCTTCCACCACAACGGCAATCCCCTGATCACGTTGTGCGCCCACACAGGCAATCAGCGCTTCTGCGCCCGGCAGGGGAACGCTGAAATGCCCGTAATTTTGCAGGCGCTCCACATCATCAGATTCCTCATCATCCAGCAGACCGACCTGCAGGTTCTGAACCTTTCGCCCGTCGTGAATCACGTTAACAACGGCGCGGGCCACCATCAGCCGTACACGACGCATCAACGGCATCAGCAGGCGGTTCAGGGCGGAATCATTTACTCTTTCCATGGTGGTGTTTTCTCCGGGTGTCTGCGGAAATAAGCCTCAACCAGATCATCAACGCCATCATTACCATCCCCTCTGGATTTGCGGTCGCTTTCAACCGGCACCAGAAAGCCTTCGCGTGGTGCAAGGCTGACGCGGGTTTTCAGCCCGTCCTGGTCATTCAGTATCAGGGTGACTTTGCTGACCAGTAATTCCGTGGTTTTGATGGCATATTTCGAGGCATCAATAGTGACCAGCAGATTCGGCATCCAGAGTTGCCCGTCCCTGCGTGTCCATCCGTCAATTTCTGCCTCAAAAGTGATGGATTTTGCCAGTCTGCGGCGTTGCTCACGCAGGGCGCGGGCCTGTGCATCCTTCGCCGTAATTTTGCTGTCAGCAATGATGATCATCGGTCTGTAACGGGTCACATCACTGTCAGTGGCGGTTCCTTTCCGGGAGACAATACTTTCCGCATCAATATCATCCCCGTCAGCGCCGTTCGCGCGTGCATATCCCTTAACAATGTATTCGCTGAACCGGTCGCGGAAATCTTCATCAAAATCCAGTGTCAGCAGATTTTCTCCGAGAACCAGCTCATCAGTGGCTGTGCTGGCAGCCCGGCTGAATACCAGCTCTCCGGCGGCATTGCTGGTCATCAGTACACCGCGTGCGCGGGAGGCGCGCACCAGCGCCTCATAAACGGTTTCTGAATGGTCCAGCGTGAAGCCGGGAAAAACTGCCGAACTTTCCTTATCGGAAAGCTCCCAGCGAACGGTAACGCCATAAGGGGCGCACAGGTCACGCGCAATCTGCTCCAGTGTGCGGTTTTTCCACTGTCCGCCACTGTAAACGGCAGCACAGTCAATCAGGTCAGCCGTTTTGTCACGTCCGGCGACAGTGATTTTTATACTGTCAGCGGTCATCTGGCGTCGCCGTGAATCGATATAACCGGTGCAGACAATCTGCCCCTCGATTTCCAGCGTGAACGCCTTCCCCGGTGCCAGCCCGGATAAATCCGTATCCGGTGGCACGTTCACCCCCAGCTCAAAATATCCGGCTACGGATTCAATCGAGCGGGTGACAGAGACTGACGTCCAGCCGGTAAAAAGCCTGCCATCCGTTCGCAGCGTGACGGTATTACTCATTAATCACCTCAATACTGACGCCACCGGGAACAAACAACGGGTTGCTGATACCGTTCCTGCGGGCCAGCCGTTGCCAGTTCCGGCTGTTTCCTGTGTAACGGTACAGGGCCACCATTGCAGGCATCGTCTCCGGCAGGCGGTGCGTTTCACTGCCCGCCAGTTGCAGCCCGCGTTTTTCCAGATCGGCAACAACCAGCAGACGCAGTTGCGTAAGCTGAACGCTGTCTGTCGAAAAGCCCTGCTCAGATGCCGTCAGAATGACGGTATCCAGTGCAGCCCCCAGCATGGCGGCTGTTTTTCCGATATCGGACACACTTTCAAATACCGGGGGCGTGGCTGTACCACTGTCTGAAAAGGATACCTGTGAAAAGCCGCCGTTCGGGGTTATGGTAGTTAACTGTAACTGTCCCTGTGTGACGGTAGCAGATGTGCTGCTGGCCCCGCTGGCTGTGCCGGTTGTGGTGGACGGGGCATCCAGTACAGGTGTACGGGCGGCATTATCCATCCGGCGACTGAAATCCAGTGCCGCAGTCAGTGCCTGGCTGGCAGCTTCTGCCCGGTATGTCTGCGCCGCTGCCAGCATGACGTAGTTCAGTGTGGCAATATTTTTTTCTGCAACCGGACTGTTGTACGAGGTTGTGATTGCCCCCTGTCTGCCTGCGGTGGCGGCATGGCGACGTTCGAATCGCTGCGCCAGACGGTTCCATGTGGAAAATGCTGTCCGGGTATCGCATAACGATGAAACGCCGGACAGCGCCCCCATCAGCGAGGAGGCCAGCATGGCAGGCTGGTTAATCAGGCTGGTCACAGAGCCTTTCATCGCAGAAAGCGATCCCATCAGACCGCTGACAGTCTGCGTAACCCCCAGATTGTCCACCGCATCACTGATATCATCGATGACACCGGTTACAGCTTCCATCACGGCGGTTGCCGCCGCAGTGCCATCTTTTACGGTCTGCCAGACAGAGGACAGCGTATCCCCCAGAGAACCGGTTACAGCAACAGCCTGTGCCGGTACGGCTGCACTGGTGTCTGTTTCTGCGTCCGGGGCAGTATCCTGCAACGACGGATAAACGGTAACGGTGAACGCGTAATAATTCAGTTCATCCGCTTTAGTGCGGCATTCCCATGAATCCACCATGACGTCCACAGTGCCGAAATCAGGATGTACCAGCTCACCGCTGCCCGGAGCATCAAGAGCATCCATCAGCGCATCCGCTTCATCTCTGGCTGTTTCTGCGTTACTGTTCAGAATGCAGGCGCTGAATGTACGGGAGCGAAGCTTTTTCCCCAGGTCATTGACGCCGCCGGTATCACGTAACGGGTACTCGCGTTTAACCAGGCGACGTCCGCCAGCCTGTTTTTGCTCCTCGATGACGAGAAACGGCACGTTACGGAACGTGCCTTTGCCGGTTGTTTTCCTGCCTCCACCGGTTTTATCCCGGACAGCATTAACGGCATTTAAAGCATCTTCAAACATGGTTTTACCAGCCCGTAATGTAGTTATCGCCCGCGTAAATATTCAGCCCCATACCATCCTCGGTGACACGGGAACTGGTCAGGCGTAACCCCTCGCCAAGTTCGACGCGCAGCGAGGCTTCCGCATTCACTTTTTGTTCCTGCGGTTCCTTATCCGGGGCCGTCCATTTCTGATACAGGTCGGTTACAAAACCGCCCAGATACTCCCCGGCGACACTGCCCAGCGTGGCACCGGCAACCGTACCCAGCGGTCCGGCAAGGCTGCCAACGGCACCGCCGAGCCATGCACCGGCTGTACTGCCAATTGCGCCTGCTTTTTCATGGGTTGACGCCTGCTCATCCATCAGGACGGGGGCAAGCTGGAGTGCCCCCATTACCGGGCCACCCAGACATGACAACGCACGACCGGCACCTTTCCCCATCCAGCCCAGCGCCCCGGCACCTTTTGTCACAACCCGACCGATCGCACTGCCTGCAAGTTTGTTTCCGATACCGGAAAACCACCCGCCAACAGCACGCCCGGCATCAGCCAGCTTTCCGACCGTTCCCGTAACCAGTTGCCCGGCAGCACTGCCTGCAAGCCTGCTCAGAAGACCGGATTTACCGGGTAAAGGTAATGGTGCAGGCCGTGCCGTTACCGGTACGCCGGGTGGGGGTAATGCCAGTACAGGGCGTGGTGCAGGTAATGCCAGCGGCTGTGGCCCGGACAGCAATAACGGCTGGCGGGGTAACAGCGGGGCCATTCTTCCGCCGCTCCGTCCGCGACGACCGCCGCCACTCCCGTAGCCACCAAATCCACGGGGCCAGTTGATGACAAACACACGCTGAATGCCGGTGCCCTGCAACAGCGTCTCAGACGTCATGGCATCCGGCACCGGCAGACCTGCCCGCCCACGTTTGCGGTTCCGCATCCAGCGCCACATACGACGCCCGGTTTTAAACGGGTAACTGGCAACCTGCCACGAAGGTTTTGCCACGGCCCAGCCTGCTCTCAGGGCTTTATTGGCAAGCCAGACAGACACCAGAACAGCAGCCAGTTTTTTCAGGCTGGCAATATTCTGGTCAACCCATGCCAGCGCATCTTTACCCGGTTTCAGCCAGCGCCATAATTCCTGCGCCGCGATTTTTACCGTTCTGAACGTGGTCAGAAATTTCTGACCAATGTTTTCTGCCAGTGCGTCAAGTTCCCCGGATTTATCCGCCATGTCGTGCCAGTTAAGTACCCGGCGCATCTCGTTCTTGATTTCTTCAAAGGGGCCGCTGTTTGCCACCTTTGTACGAAACTCAAGCAGATTGCCCTCCATCTGGGCCATCATCCCGTCCCAGGAGTTCATGGCCGCCGCCTGTGCGCCTTTTGACTGTTCCAGTAAGATTCTGAACACCGTCAGGATGGATTTCAGGCCCAGTTTGCCTTTTTCACCCAGCTTACGGATTTTTTTCTCATCCTCACCCGTTGCATCTGCCAGCACCTTGTAAACGTTGATACCGTAACCGGTCAGCAGGTTGGCATCCGCCGCCGTGATTTGCTGACGGGCAAACATCTGTTTGAACTGTAACGAAGCCCCCTGTGCAGTGGGTAAATCCCAGCCATGCATCGCGCCCTGGTTCTGTAGCATGGTGATGAACTGTTTTACCTGGGCATCAGTCATGCCAAACGCAGTTGATGTGCGGATCTCCTGCAGAACACCACCCAGCCCCCAGGTGGTTTCTTTTGCGTTCTGCTTCGCCCACGCCATCATGGCCTGTGCTCTGGCCTTATCGCCGTGATAGAGCGAGTTCATGGCGATAATCTGCTGCTCACGCTGGGCGGCTGCACCAATAAACAGTTTATTGGCGGTGTAACCCACGCCAGCGATACCCAGCGCCCCGGCTGACAGCATTCGGAATGTACGGGTTGACAGAGAACCCATTCTGTCAATGGCACCAGAAACGCGCACAACCTCCATACGCAGGGCACGCAGGGAACTCTGCCCGCTGCGGGACAGGGCGTTTATCTGGTTCGAATACTGGCGGGAACGCCGGGAAAGATTGCCATTAAGATCAATAATGACAGACGCTTTTAAGCGTTTCCCGGTCACAGAAATCTCCTGATTTAACGGTGATATTGAGAGAGGGTTTTCGCCTGCTGGCAGTGCCGGAAAAAGCGGGACAGCGGGAGGGACAAGGCCCATTCCGGGCCACTTTTCAGAATGATGCCAATCGCTGTCGCCGCTTTCTCAATATCATTCCGGCACCGCAGCCACTCGCCCCCGTTCTTGCGTCAGCGATGCCGCCACCGCCATGTCGCGCAGCTCCACTGCCAGCGACAGACGCTGGAAGTCATCGACGGACAGCTTACGCATCAGCGCCAGTGATAACGGGCCTTTGAGGCAGCCCACACCGGCAATCTGACGGCGCAGCATTTCCAGTCCCATCAGGGACGGGGAACTGACCAGCACCGGGCCTTCCTTGCTCATTACCACTTTTTCAGCCGCCATCTGGGCATCAATCAGATCGCCTGCGGTCAGTTCACGCAGCGTCACGTCATACTGCATTTCAGTCTCGTCACCGGTGCCGAACGGCAGGCCGTCTTTCAGTTTCAGCCCGCCGGACTGAAGTTCTGCCACAATGCTGTCATGCAGTTCCTGTGCTTCAGGACTTAAATTCATTTCGTCCATTGTTTCCCCTTATGCAATGCGTTTGCTTTGTTTTGCCATCAGTACCAGCGAAATTTCGCCGCCGTCGTTTTTCGGTTCATCTGCCTGCCAGGCATTCGCCATCATCCAGGTTTCACCGGTGTCTGCCTGAAACTCTGCCGTGATGTTTTCCCAGCCGATGATTTCATCCAGACCGATATCACCACCGCCCGGAATTTTGCATTCCAGCTTTGCGGCGCGGGGTTTCCCTTTCCAGCCGTAAACCCGCGAGCCGGTCACTTCTTCACGGGTGGTGCCGGACGGCGTGAAGGAAGCACCTTCCATTGATTCAAGCTCCATGCCATTGACACGGATGTACGCCACCCCCTGACGCTGATTTCCTGCCATAAATGCTCCTTACAGAATGAACTGGATCTGTGCCGCAAAGATGCGGAACTGGTTAATCAGGTTCGGGCCGCACAACACATCAAGACGATCCTGATCGGCTGTATTACGCACGACATACAGCTCCTCTTTGAACGTGTCGAAGTCTTCAACCAGCCCGTCGTTTTCCCATTCTTCAAACAGTGCCAGCAACTCGGTCCGGATCACGGAAGGTGTCACCACCGCCTGACCGGTGGCAAAGCGGGTGCCATCACTTGCCAGTTTGTGGCGCGGGAATTTCTGTGTGATACGGGTTCGCAGCGAATAACGCAGATAACTCAGCGTGGCGATGGTGTTCACATTCAGATAAGACGGGTCACTGTCGCCGTACCTGTTCGTGCGGTACATTGTGATCATGCGTTCAATCTGCATTTCACCGCCATCATTCACGTTAAACGTGGAGATGCCGTCAAACAGCAGCGCATTACGTTCTGACCAGGTGAAACGATCGCCCACCGCAGGCGGTAGCCTGCCGGGCAGCGTCAGCGTCTGGAGCGGACGTGCCGGGTCGATGGAAAGCGCCTGGCTGGCAACGGCACACAGTGTGGCGGCGTACAGATATGACGGTTCCGGTGCACCGGCAATCCCCATACAGGAGATCAGATGGTCATTACGGCTGACACCAAACGTGGAAATATCGCCATACGTGCCGGACAGCACTGTCACGGCAAAGCCATCAGCCTGATTGACCGGTCCCCAGCGTTCCTGTAATTCCGTGCGTAACAGGTTCAGGTTCGGTTCATCGGTATAGGGCATCACAATGTATTTGTATTGCAGATCGCCCATCCCCGCGATACTGGCGCTGATATCCGGGTTGCCGTTTTTCCCGGTGGCGGCTTTGAATGCCGTAATAATCCCGTAAGGGGTGGTTTCACCCGCGTAATAGTTCCAGCGCACGTCCACGGCAGATAATGCACCAATAAATTTTGCACTCAGAACCACATCTGCATGGGTGTCATCATCTCCGCTGTCTGCGCGAACTTCTGCCGTCACCGGTAAATCCGGCTGGCCTTTGATTCGGGCAACCAGCAGGTCAGCCAGCGCCGCTCCCGTTGCACCTGCTGCGACAGATACCGCCAGTCGCTGACCGGCAATGTAAGTCACAAGCGAGCCGTTTTCGCCTGCCGTTCCGGACAGTGAGATTTCACCGACAGCAGCATTACCGGTGCCGTTCCCCTGCGGGATACACCACAGCTCCGCCACGCGGTTAGCGTTCAGGAATGCATCTGCCATCAGTGCCAGCATGGAACCCTGACCAAACGCCGCACTGGCCTGTGAGCCGGAACGGATACGGACAGGCACGTCTGGTGCCGCACTGGCTTTACTTCCGCTTTGCCCGAACATCAGCACGCGCTGACGGGGTGCCGGTGTTCCGCTGACGGCATTACTGTTATCAAATTCGATATACGTCAGAGGAACGCGAACATCTGACGGGATCGCGTTAAATGAAATATCGCTCATTTCGATTTACTCCGTTTTTTCGGCGCAGTGTCGGTATCATCCGCCGTGTTTTCGGTGCTCCCGACTTCAACCACATCACCGGCTGCAAGGCGACGTATCCAGAAACTGTTACGGGGCTTTTCTTCTCCCTCAGACGCCAGTAATTTCATCGTGAGCGGGTCACGGATGGCTTTTCCCGCTGCGGGTTTAATTTTCAGCATCATGATCCTTTTCCTGATTCACATTGATATGTGCGGCAAATTCCGGGGTTTCGTCCGGGAATTTCCAGGTCTGCCAGTGGCGCTCGTAATCATCCAGCGAATCCATGTCCACCACGGACGGCAGCGGGGTAGTGCCACTGAACAGAACACCGTAAAGCACCACACCGGCATTGATACGGTTGTCGTCACAAAGATTTCTGACCTGCGTCAGTCTCATCCCGGTGGTCGGGCCAAACGTCTGACCGTTAACACCGGCAATCAGTCGCTCCACAATCTGATAAATACCGGGCCGGTTTACCTGTTCCCCGTTCAGCAACTCCGCCACGACAAAAAATGCCCAGCGACTTTCAACTTCCCGACGCGTACGCCCCTCACCACAGCCCATCCATGCCAGAAATACCGATGGCGGGGCCAGAAAGAGACGGTGCACATCCTCGTTAGTCCATGTGCCGGTAAGGGGTTCCACCTGCCGCAGGGTTGCCCCAAACAACTCACGAACGCGCGCCAGCAGTGCGGCTTCGGTTTCTTCCAGCATCAGATAAACCCCTTCTGTTTTCGTGAGAAGACCGGCGCGTCAGACTGCACCTGCACAAGGTTTTCACCATCCGGCGAGGCTGCCGTCCTGCTTTCCACGCCGGGATCTGTTTTGCCATCGCGCACCTGTTCCAGCCAGCGCACTGTGTCCCTGTAGGCAGCGGTGATCTGCTCGGTGGGTTGTGATTCATTCAGATAAAACCAGGCCACCACGCAACACTGCCGTTTCAGCAGTGAGGGGACGACGGTAAGCGGCAGAACAAAGCGCGCGGCGAGATAGCCATCAATAAAGGCCGAAGCATCTGCCAGTGCCTGTTCTGCCACGGCATCATCCGGCTGCCCGTCCGCTGTTTTAGGGCGGGTGAGAATATCCAGCCGCGTACGTGTATAGCGGGCGCACAGGTCATTTACCGTCGCGTAATTCATGCATCCGCCTCAGCCTGCGCCGCTTTGATTTGCGCGCTGCTTACCGGTTCCCCCAGCGCCGCACTGACGGCTTTCACTTTGGGTTCCCCCCCTGCGGTAAAGTGTTCCGGGTTTGCCTTATCCAGACCGGCAACGGTCGCACGGATACGGGCGTTCAGATCGCCCACACCCAGAACGTCCAGCCCCCCAGCCTCAGCGAGCGTTTCTGCTGACGATGCAGATACCACAGACAGCACGCTGTCGGCACGAATGATCGCCAGTTGTTCTTCGGTGACTTCCACGGTGTTTTCGCCACGTGTAAAGGCGATTCCGGCGCGGCGGTAGACCGGACGAAGGCATTTAATAATCGCCGTGCAAGTGATGCGAGAAGTGTCCAGCCGTTGTGAATTAAGCGAAGTGCCTGACATAACACATGCTCCTCCTTTTCCTTTAAATCAGGTTAAAAGGCGGTCTGAACCGCCTTTTAATGACGGTTACAGGTAGTCAGCGACAACCAGTTGCAGCTTGCCCTTCATCTCGTTGGAGACGGTGGTATTGCCATCCGCGAACAGTTCACGGTTAAGCAGTTGCTCTGCGGCTTTTTCCAGCCCGACCGGTACAACGATATGCGTCGGCTTCAGGCCCAGCTTCTTACCGCCATCACCTTCAAAAGATCGCATCAGTTGCCAGCCCTTCCAGAGGTTATCCAGCGTCAGATCGCCTTTTACCGCGACAGCCATCTGCCAGAAGCCGTAACCGGCAGCACGGCGGGCGCTGGCACCAAACAGGAACTCGTTATCCATAAAAACGTGGTCGTCATCGATACGGGTACGTGCGACCAGTTCCGGTTTGCGGCGCTCCTGGAAAATCAGCGGTTTGACTGCGCGGGAGCAGTCCAGCAGATAGAATGGCAGACCGCTGAAGCTGTCCTGCTCAACGATGTTGGAGGTATTAACCGCGCTGCCCGTGCCGTCCACATTCGGATATACCGGATGCTCCTTGTCGAAGAAGTTCTGACCGTCATAGCAGGGCTGGGTAAAGCCATCTTTCAGAAGTTTAAAAATCAGCTCATCCGGCTGAACTGCCGCAGAACGGCCCATCTCCTGAAAAATCGGCGCATAAATACCCAGATTGTCATCCTCGAAGTCATCACGGGAAATACCCACGGTGCCTTCAAACGTTTTATTGGCGATAGAGTAGCCATGCGCTTCCATTTGCTGAATGGTTCGCTTACCCACCCATTCTTTCAGGGTCGGGAATTTACCCAGCCAGCCATAGGTATTACTGCGGGTGGAAGAGTTCACCACCATTGCAATTTTGCTGTACTGCGACGGGGCGTCTTCAAGACCGCCCTGAAAATCCTTACGCCAGGAGGTCATCAGGGCTTTAATGGATGCCGGGGTGACAATCATTTTTCTTGTTCCTGTTTCATTTTCAGATACTCAGCCTCAGTAATGCCGAGCGCCTTCACTGCTGCCTGTTCATCAGCAGACAGCACCGCCACTGCCGGTTTTTCCTGTGACAGGTTTTGTACCGTTGTGGTCTGCATGGCAGATAACGCAGCGATGGGCTGTTTTTTCTCAAGCTGTGCCGACAGTGCCGCCACGCCAATCTGACCGCCAAGCTGTTCCAGATAGGTACGTTCGCTTTTGAAAATGCGGCCTTCCTGTTCCGCCTTGTCCAGAACGGCGCTCAGGCTGGCTGTGGCGCTTTGTGCAGTCGCCTGTGCCAGTTCATCACGCAGGGCGTTGTAGCTTTCCACCGGGACGTATTTCGTCAGGTCAACGGCGGCGTTCTGTGCCTTTTCCAGTTCGGCGGATAACGACGCCACTTTCCCGGCATTACTTTCCAGCGTGTCCAGTGCGGTCAGTGCCGCTGTTGCCTGTTCATCGGTGATGTCTGCATTTTCGGGGACAGTCACCCCAAGACGCGCAAGCAGCTTGCGCAGCGTTTCATTCATGGGTTTGTTCTCCTGTTGAAGGATGTCGGGAAGGTCTGCCGCCAGTGCGGTCAGCTTTTTCATGCCGGTGGCACCGGGGTCATTGGTCAGCGCAGCAAGGCGGATTTGCAGCACCGCACCGGTGGCGGTGTCATACGGAAAAACCGCAGAGAGATAACCAAATTCGCCGTCATCGATGCGCTGCTGGGCCGCCGCCGTCCAGCGTGGGTGGATAAATAACCCTTCACCTTCACGCCACTGCATTTCATCGGCGTTAAACCAGCCAGCCGCGACGAGTTGTTCCGGGGGTAATCCTTTGTCCTTACGTAGCTGGTTATGCTCGTAATCAATCAGCACGTCCTGGTTGAGCGCGCGAACGCCTTCAACCAGACGCCCGGCAATCTCACCGTCGATGAACCACCCCTGACCGCCTGTCACATCAAACGGACGACCATCACGGGCACTGAAATGACCGGCAGGCAATAGCTGGCACCAGCCGTCATCGTCAATGGACAGCGCACTCAGTGCGGCAATGCCAATCGCGTGTTTTTTCATGTCCTGCTGCTCATCATGGTTTGTGAGCAGTCAGTTTGCGGGAGGTGCGGGAAAATCTGGGGTTATGCTATTTGAGTACTGGAGAAAGAAAGTGGAAGGAAGATAAAACGGGATTCATACACCGTTAAATACCGGTTTAAAAATCCCGTGGCGCGTTTTAAAAAATCTGTGCGGCTGATTTTATGCCTGATTCTGTTTATTGCCTCAGAGCGGCGCTGACGCGTTTTCTGATGGCATCAAAAATTTCCTGTTCCCCGGTCTTATCCAGCCCCATATAAGGACGCGCAGGAACGCCTGCCGGGCGGGGGGCCATATCGGGTGTACCGCCCCACTGATGAATGGCAGCATAAATTTTTGGCGAACCAATCAGGGCATAATCCTGTCCATAATCGGTGGTAATGCTGCGTGCCAGATCGCCATGCAGGGTAAGAATACTGCCCGGAACAAAACCATGATCCTGACGCCATGCCAGCCACGAATCGCTCCACGCTTCCCAGCCTTTCCCTGTATCCGGGTCTGCCTGCCGTTCAAATGCCTGTTCCGTGGATGACAGCAGCGCCGCAGCCATCACACGGGGAATGACGCGGTCACGTGTGACGGTTCCCAGTTCATCCAGCGCAAGCTGAATACGTCGCACATCCACGGCAACGTTCATATCAAGACTCACTTATTCACCTCCACATGCCCCTCCAGTATGTCAATCATCCCGTCAGCAATCGCGGCTTCAAGCGACTGTGCAGATACGCGGCTGATACTGACCAGCACATCCGCCCGGTCATTCTGTTTGCTGACAGCCTGCGATGTTCTGACCACAACTTTTGCAGTGCCGTCGCGGGTTGCCACAACATACAGCAACTGGTGGTTCTCCCTGTCCCACAATACCGCCTGTGGTTTTGCCATCAGTGACGGCAGACGCTGTAAATCCTCCAGTTTCAGGGCGGCATCAGCAGTGGTCGCCAGACTTTTTCCGTTCATCACAAGCAGACGGGCTGGCATATTCCCGGTGCGCTGATATACGGCCTCCGCCACGGCTTCCGTCATAAACCCCAGCGCACGGACCTCATGTCCGGCCCGGCGTGATTTCGCCAGACGTTTAAGCCAGAGGGAAAAAGCAAGCTGACGCTCCCGGCTGTTATTCAGCGTCTGAACAACCTGCTCACGCAGCTGCGCGTCACGAACTTCCACCAGTTTTCGAATCAGTGCCTGATCCGTACCAAATGCCGCCGAACCGGGGTTATATGACCAGCCCACATCCGGCGTCATTTTTACCCGACCGTTGTCAAACGTGGTTGACGATGTGCGGAAAATCTCTCCGGTGCTTTCATCCGTACCGGCATCCACTTCGCGGGTATTCATGAATGACGCCCCATAACTGACCTGTAGCCCCAGTTCTTTCATGCGGGCCGCAGACAGCGCCCGGACGCGACAGCGGCAGTTCCAGCCATTGGGCGGGTAATGCGTCTGCCAGAAAATGTCGTCATACCGGAAAACCATATTGTGCAGCCGCGCATGTTCCGGGCGTGTTCTGCCATCCATAACGGCAACGTACTGCCAGTACGGATACAAATCTGCGGTATTCATCATCTGTGCATAACGTCCCGCCCCGTACGCTGTACGGGTATTGACGTTATAAATGGTTGCCAGACGACGCGGACTGCCCAGCTCGATTACCTTCGCGTTTCCCTCTGCATCCACGATGATTTGTTTTCCCCACCATCCGAGTTTTTGCAGCCGGGGGGCCAGTGTGCGGGTAAATTCTTCACGGGTGATGCCTTCACTGACAGCCCGCTCCACTTCCCCACGGATTGTGGTCAGGACATCCATCCGGGTGGCTTTGGCAACGGTAAAGGCGCGGGCGTGCGCGTCTGCCAGTTGTTCGTACCAGTTCCAGGTGATGTTGTAGCCTTTGGCGCGGAAATACGCGACAGCCTCCTTTGGCGGGAGGCGTGCGGCATACGCCAGATCAATGGTCTGCTGCGGCATCCAGACGCCCCCATATATCGGCAACAAAAATGGCACGGGTCAGCATGTCGATAAGTTCTGCATCATCCATCTGCGGATATAATGAAGCGGCTTTGTTCATGGCGGCTTCCGGGCCATCTTTCAGCACAGAAAAAATGACGGGTTTCAGCAGGGGATCAACCGAACGCTGCCAGTCTTCCGGTGAGACGCCCATCCGGTCGATATCATCCTCCTGCGGGATATCTTCAGCGGATAATGCGGCCTCTTTCTGCGGACCGTTATCCGGGACAACCGGTTGAGCAGTAAACACGGCTTCATCACCGACCGGCTGTGGAATATGAAGTTTTTCCTGTATCCAGGAGACCGGAATACGCATTCCCGCCGCCAGTTTCGGAATGGCGTCAGACAGTGCCGTAATATCACCCGCTTCACTGGTATCAAATACAATGCCCGGCAGGCGGTTAATATCAATGGTGCTGTCACTGTTCAGTGCCAGCAGGGGATAAATCAGGTCACGGTTAATACTGCGGGCAAGCTGGCCCACATCCGCGTTACGGATTTCCCGGCGAACCTCATCATGCACTTCACCCAGCGACCGTGCACCTTTATCGCCAGCCTCTGTGGTCAGGGTGCCGCCCAGAATGGCTTTTGAAATCGCTTTTTCTGCCCAGCCAATCATCGCCATAAAGGGGTCTGACTGACCATCTGCGGCGCTCTGAAAATCCAGCGTCATCCCCATCGGAATAATGCCACCGGCACGTCGCCCGATATCCATCACGGCCTGCATCAGCGTGGCTTTCTCACGGTTTGTGGAGCCGGTCGGATATTTACCGACGCGCATGGGGAGTCCGTAAATTTCCAGAAACTCTGCAAAATCACGCACGGAATAGTTTTTAAAAATAAAAGGCCAGATAAGCGTGCGCACAAGGCCATTGGTGCCAACATACCCGGTGCGGGATTTGGCCCGGTGCATAAACCAGCCGAACGGTTGCAGCTCCAGCCCGTGATAAGACGTATCACGCAGACGTAATTCGTTCAGATTATCGGGGTTCGCGCAGAACAGCGCCGGATCGCGATGATGCAGCGCCACCGGCACGCGCATTTTGCCCAGCCAGCCCCATTCAATCTCCTGCATGGAATAACCCTTGAGAATGGCATCACCGGCATCAAACAGGGCATCTTCAAACCACGCCGCATCATGCAGATATTCATTCAGCATGTCGGCGTCTTTTTTCTCCTGTGCGCTGGCATCACGTGCCGGAGCGATGCGCCATTCCAGCGCCTGAATGGCAAGGCGGCGCTTGCTCAGTTCGGAAAAAAGGTGGGTGTCCTTTTCTTCCATATCAAAGGCCAGGTCAGCCTGTGCTGTCAGATCACCGCGTTCGGCATCACGCAGCATCTGCGCGGCCCGGTTCGGCGTCACACCACTGGAAGGATGCTCCTGCGTGCGCTTCATGACCATTGCCAGCTCATCGCTGCGGGTCTGCATTTCATCGTCAAAATCAAACGGCTGCCCGGAAATATCCAGAATACGGCCCATTACCAGCCCCCTCGTTCAAACTGGTGATAATCATCAAAATCATCGTTATCAACATCATCACCACGGTGGCGTGGTGGCAGCGCCTGTATGCTGTCCTCGTCGATAACAAAACCATTCATATAAGACGCCCTGACAGCCATACAGAGCGCCACGGCAAAGTCACCATGTCGTCGGCCTTTACCGCTTTCATCTTTTGTGCGCCCCTTATCAATCTGCGGAATACCTTTGTCCACCTTGATATGAAGCAGGTCATCGAGTGTGGTCTGATGCCGGGCAATCGTGATGTTCTGCGCTTCAAACTCGCCTTTCAGTTTCGGCATCCACTCCTGATACCAGGCGGCGGTCAGACTGATGCAGTCGATCATCTCCGGGCCATAAATCAGACGGGCGGCTTCTGCCAGATAACCGCCGTTACCGGTGGCATCAAATGCAGCGCCGGTAAAACGGGGCAAACGGGACAGAATGAATAAAAGGATTTGTCGCTGCTGGTCATAGGTCACATTACGCAGCTCCACGCGGAAACATTCGCGTTTGCGTAAGTCAGGAGTGATGGCAAGCGGCACAAACACCGTCAGGTCGCCACGGCGTGCAAAGTCTTCGCCCAGTACGTGTTTATTGAGCGGCGACAGCGCATCGAGCAACGGGAGCAGCTCCTGTTCACACCAGTCCTGAACGATGCCGTGGCGCATTTGTGGTGTCAGCGATTCAAAATCGTCCGGGGCTTCAAAACGCAGAACCGGGATATCCCGCGCTGGCGTCATGGCGGCTTCAATCAGCACGCGTGACAGATAAGCGCCCCCGGATTTTTTTGGAATACAGCCGTATTCCTCGTCGGCACTCTCTTTATTCGGCGCATTCCGGTACAGGCCATCACGCCAGGCTTTTTCCGCTTCCGGCGACCACGGCTGATTCGTGACGTAACAGATACGCCGGTACAGTCCGTCAGCGATGGCATCATCCAGCGTGATGCGGTGAACGCTGTAATCCTTGCGCCCCTCACGCGCATCCTGAATGTACTGGTTAAACAGGTTATCGACGCCGTTATGTGTCGATATGATCCGCACGCGGGCACCCCACATGATGAGAGCAAAGGCCGCTTTCAGGAGTTCGTCCAGGGCTTCATGAAATGCCGCCTCATCAATCACCACGTCCCCCTGCAAACCACGCAGGTTAGACGGACGGCTTGACAGCGCCTGCACCTTAAATCCGCTGTTAGGGAAACGGATCATATAAGTGAGGATTTCTTCTTTTTTGTCACTGTCCCAGAAGGTCTGCTCCCATACGTCAGCCTTTGCCAGCTGGTTAAAGGCGCGGGCAAACAGGGCACAGGCGGCGATGTATTCCAGCGCCATTTCCTGACGGGAACCCACATAAAAGACGTTGCGACCGCCACGGCGGCGCGGCTTTGCTGCCGTCATGACATTGCGGCCCGCTTCGGCCCATGTCAGACCGGTACGACGGGATTTTTCAGCGATGCAAATCTGGCTTTCATCCTCAAACCAGCGGCGCTGATAGCCCAGAAAAACCGGTTCATTGCGGGGCTGTGCTTCCCCGATATCGGTAACGATATTCACGCCGAGCAGTTCGGCTTCCCTACGCAGGTCGATTTTGCGGGGCGCATGAAGGGCTTTAAGTTTGCTTTCTCTGGTGCTCATGGGTGAAAAATCCGGTGTAAAACGTTACCGGCGAATCCAGGAACAACCGATCACCTGACCTGCCGTCGCCGGGCATCCGCCATTTTCATCTCCTCAGGACAACATCCTTAGTTGCTTTATGGTGGTATGCCATGAATTGCCTGAAGCCATGGCCTGAACAAGCACATCCCGAATCTGGTGTATCAACCGGACATCAGACAATGTTGCAATCCTGAAGGCTTTTTTATGGGCACTGATTAGCTGTGCTTTGTAATTATTTTTCATAACGTAACGCCTACGCTTTCCCCAGCAGTACATCACGGATGCGCTGCTCCAGTTCTTCGCTGATGCCATCCTGCCCGCGCAGTTCTTCACTGACGGCGTTTGCTGCTTCTTCTGCGAATGCCTGGCGGATTTCTTTCTCGCGCCGGTGGCTCGACATTGCCGTGGATTCCAGACGCTGTGCCGCCAGCATGGCATTTTTCAGCAGGTCAATATCCACGTCAGATTCCGGGTTTTCGATTTGCCGCATCATGGCCTTAAAAAGCTGGCTGCGGGCCATTTCCAGAATCAGCTTTGTGGTTTCTCCCATTGGCCTGTCGCCAAGTTCTGCGGTCAGTGCTGACGTCATTTCACGCATCTGTCGCAGGTTATGGCCTACCTGCTCGACGTTCGTCGCGTAACGGTTCAGACCGGAACGGGAGAGTTTCATCTCATCCGGCAGGCCAGCGTCTTCAATCAGTGCGTTAATTTCTTCCAGAATGCGGGCCTGTGGAATCGCTTTGTCACGCAGCATTTCATGCAGCGTTTTACGTACGTTTTCCGGCAGTAAATCCACTTTTGAAGCCCGGCCCCGTGTTTTCCTGTCCATCACGCCTCCTGTCATGCACGGGGACGCGGACGCTTGACACCGGCAACGCGGGCACGACCTTCTGCCACATCCTGACCACGGGAGGTCAGCGTTACGACATAAAAGCCGCGCAGGTTTTCCACGGTGACCAGTTGCTGCTCTGCCAGCCAGTCAATCTGGCCGCGAACCACATCGCGGGAAACGTTGTGTCCGTATGCATCCAGACAGTCCTGAAGGATGGATTCGTTTGCTTCGTTATTGCAGTCCATCAGGGAACGCAGGATGACCAGACGACGGTCTTCGGTCAGAATATCGTTAATCATGAATTACTCCGGTTTACTGCGTTTTCAAGCAGCAGCTCCAGTTGATGGGAAAATGACTGCACCTGCCGGGACAGCACCCGGATATCGCCGGACAGCTCTGCAATACGCAGGCGCATTTCGTGTACATCTTCTGTGCCAGGGATGCTGGCGTAGCGGGTTTCCATTTCGGTCATCCGGTTTTCAAGACGTTCCACGCGCTCGGTGCTGGCAAAACTACGACGCATCGCCCAGACAGCCCCACCGGCCACAACAGGCAACAGGTAAGGCCATAACGCTAAAACTGAAATCAAATCCATTATTCCGCTCCACGGCACCAGTGACAGTAGTTCGCCATTGGCTGCTGTCTCAGCACATCAGGCCGCAGCTCACGACCGCAACCGGCACACAATACAGGCGGGTCATACGCCGCCGGACGGGGAATATCACGGGTATCCCCCTGCCAGAGTTCAGCGAGCAGCAGCGCCGCCGCCCGGTTCTGGTCTTCGTTCATAAATTTCTTTCCTCCGGGTCTCCTGTTCCCGGACTGATGCCTTGTCGCGGTTGCACTGCCCGAGCGCCATCAGCAGGTCAGCATTCCAGAGAAGGGATGCACCCCACGTCAGGGGCTGTGGCATGGGCGGAACGGGCGTTGCTTCCGTCAGTTCTGCATCAGTTTCGGGCAGGATCACCACCGATGGCACGGGTGCGTTTTTCGAGTTCCCGCAACCTGTCAGCAGCAACGGCAGGCACAGGACGAGTGCTGCAATCGTCACCGGTAATGGCGGTTGTAATTTTTTCTTTTGCATCATGATGTTCTGTCTCATCTGCCAGCCGTGCGGCACGATTTGCGGCACGGATAGCGGAAAATACCTGCATCGTCTGTTCCTGACCGTGTAACAACCATTCAGCAGTGTGGCGGGCCTGTTGCTCCGTCTGTAATTCACGGCGCAGCGTCTGGTTATCGTGGCGGGTGCTGTCCAGCCTGTGCCACAACACCCCGGACAGAACGGCGGCAAACACGGCTGCCAGCAGTAAACTTTTACTGGCGAAGGTCATCCGCCCCCCTGATATTCCAGATTGCCATTTCCACTTCGCGACGGTTCATCAGTCCTTTCCATTTATGGCCTGCGGCAAACACCCAGCGGGCCATCTGGTCACGCGCTCCGGCGTAATCACCGGCATTGAGTTTTTTCAGCAGCGTTGATTTACTGAATGCGGTAACACCGGTGTTGAAAATAAACGTTGCCAGCGCCGTTTTCTGATAGGGCGTCAGCGGCACCCTGACAAGACGATCGATTGCCGCATAAACCGGTTTTAAATCACTGTCGAGGAGAGCCATACACTCCGCATGGCTGTAACGGCGCATTTCGATATCCGGCCCGGTATGTCCCACACAGACCGTAAGCACACCGGCAATATCGCGGTAAGGCATATAAGCGATATTTTCCAGGTGGATCAGAGACTGACGGGTCATTTCCTGATAACCACCCACACCGCCACCGGCAATTGTTACAGCCAGCAGTGCGGCTTTCAGTTTTTTTGGGATCCCCGCCATCATGCTTCCCTGAAAAAATGCTCTGATGGCAGTCTAAAAAATCAGATGGCAGGTGCGGGATTATGGTGACAGGAAATAACCGGCAGGATGCCGGTTATTTTGGGCTTTCTGGTGAGAACAGATCAGGCTGATGACGTCGTGTATGCAGCTTTCTCTGGCGGGCAATAATCTGGTAGATCTGCGGCTGGGACAGGCGGTACTGGCGACGCAGTTCTTCCATGTTACGACCATTGAACTGGCAGTAAAGCAAATCGTCGCGTAACGCGGTCAGGATAGTATCGCCACAGGGGATATAAAACTGCCGCCCCCCCAGAAAACAGGACAGGGCAACGGCCTGTTTACGGGCAAGCTCACGGGGATTGCTGATGTTCTGGCGTTTCAGTTCGTTTTCCAGAACATCAATCAGATCAACCACCGAACGGGGCCAGCGTGATTCCAGTTCCGGGGCCGGGATGTTATCAATATGTCCGATTAACTGGCGAATTGCCGGATCGTGTTCAAATAAATCATGCTGCATATTTTCCCCCGGTTAACAGACGGAAAGATACACCACGGCACTGATGGTTATCAGAACCACAAGGGCAATCACTTTTATCGCACTCATCAGCGTGGACGGCCCGAAACATTCATCACTGAATTTTCTGTACACAATATTTTTCCTTATAACGTTGACAGTGGTGAAGAATTTCCGGCATATCAACCGACTGCCAGCCTTTCATGTAATAACTTCCGTGGGTGCCATCATGACCGGTATAGTCGCGGGGCGAAGGCCGTGGCCCACCGGCGACACGGTGTAAAACCTCCTGACGCAGCCGCTCACGTCTGCCAAGATGAAAGGATGCATTCCAGCCTTTACCCATGATGATTTTCCCCGGTACGGTAATTCATCACAGGATATTGAGGACGTAAAAAAAGCCGGATTAACCGGCTTTACTGTTTACAGAAGTGAGGGCTGGTACTGGCGGTATTTCAGCCGTCGCATCCGGCGAATGGCCTTGTAAACCGTATTGAAAGTGACACCATAACGGGTGGTCAGTTCGCTGACGTTGCGACCGTTAAAATCATTCCAGATACGCAAATCCCGAATCAGCGAGTCCAGAACCTGACCGCGTGGAATGTAGACCTGACCGCCGCCCAGATGCTTACAGATAGCCACAACAATCTCCAGTGAATGGGCAGGATCAACACCCAGCCGGGACAATTCCCCGCGCAGTAAATCGTTCAGCTCCGCCAGCAGTGCCGGAAAGCGTGACGTATCCTCGGCGGGATTGTCAAGATGTGCCAGGATGGTGTCATCCTGCAAATCACCAAATAAATCTTCCGTCATTGTGCCATCCTCCGTGTCTTTCTGGCATGGGCATAAGCCGCCGTCATGGCATCATAGCCGCGCAGTTCACGACCGGACGGACTGACCGGCAACGGAAGCCCGTGACGGGAAAAGGCTTCACGAATACAGCGGATGTGCCACTGCTTGAGTGTTTCGAGGACTGTCAGCAGCGTGTCGCCATGACACCACGCCAGTGTGGAAACACCCTGTCCGCCGTTGCGTTTCGCGGTCAGGCGTTGAACATATCTGTCCAGCGCCACATCACCGCCATCGGTAATAAAACCGTCTTCTGCCATCTGCTGCCAGATTTTATACACCTTCTCACGGGGTGTGACATGTTCCTTAAAGCGGCGACGGGGGTATTTATTCAGCTTCTTAAAGCCGCGTTCTTTCATGGCATTGAGCACCTGTTCCAGTTGCGTAACCGTCAGCTCGCGGCAACTGATTTTGCCCGTTTTCTGCATCAGAAAAGCGCGGTAAGTGTCGTCGTCGAGTTGTAGCTCCCGACGGGCGACATGGATTAATTTAATCAGGGATGTGCGATTCATGATCGTACCTCCGGAAAGAGGCGGTGCTGCAACACCGCCTGAATTTACACATCAATCAGAGAGGATTTTATGGAAAATAATGTACAACCTTATGATGTTGCAGGTTATGCGATTGCATCAGCACTGGTGCGCCTTCTGGTGAAGAAGGCGATCATCACCGCAGAAGAGGGCCAGGCCATTTTCAGCTCTTCAGCAGAGATTTTAAAAGATGCGCCTGCAATAAGAACAAGCCGCCGCGAAAACATGCAACTGTCAAAGATCATGGAAGACATTATCAGTTCGTTAGACCCAGATGCTGACGGATCTCAAAAGCCCCAAACACATGAGCGTCAGTAACAATATCCTGGTCTGATAACCCCAGCCTGCGGCGGATGTACTCCTCGCGGGCTGTTTCATTTTGCAGTGCCACTACTGTTTCCAGACGATTCATTTCGCGGTTGATAATGTCACGGACTTCTCTGGCGGTGAGATTATGCTTAATACCATATTCAACGATAGCGCGAACACGTTCCAGCATCCCTTTTTCAGCCATGACGTTATCAATATTAAGGGGAGTAAATTTATCTTCATTGTTCATTTTGCGGCCCTCAGAATAAATTCAGGATAAAATTTCAGACTCATTTGCCGTAACACATCCAGTGCAGCAACGGCTGCTGATTTATCGTTGCCATCAGCAATAGCGCGGAGATTTTCAATAATCCAGTGAGGACTCAGTGACTCAGCAATAATGCCAAACCGGTACGCCATGACCTCATCAATAGCTTTTTCATGAGACGTCTCATATACAAAATTCACAAAGTCATGCACTTCTTTTTTCGGCAAACCACCGGCAATCAGCAGGGCGGCAAGCTCTTCTGATTTTGAAAATACACCATTATTCATATCACTCACCTTCACAATTCATGCACGCCGTGTCATCGCCCATATCGCAGTGGTTGCATTTCTGCCCGCCACAATGAGGGCACTCTTTCAGATATTCAGGGGATTCATTCCCGCAGGTCGGGCATTCCTGTTTCACCGAGGTAAATTTCCCCAGCCACGAATACGATGTTTCATTGTTTTCCATTGTTTACCTCTGCCTGTTTTTGCGCCCGGATAAATTCGTCCGAAAGGATTTCAGTCATGCGGCCTTGTGCGGGTGTCATCCCCGTCATGACGTAAATCACATCACCAACACGGAACCACCGGAGCGGCCCGAATATTGTTGCGCTGAAATCCAGTCCCAGTGCGGGTAAAAGAGCGTCTGTGCGGGCGTAAGTGACCGGAATATTCTCCTGCCATATTTTCGCCAGCTCTCTTGCCTGCTCCCTGAGATGAACAGGTATCCGCGAAGTTCTGGGCCTGCAACTGTTACCTGATGCGGAGCGTTGTACAGTCCACAACTCCGGCGAGAAAGGTCGCTCATTCCCCGGAAAATTCACGCCATGAAAATGACGCCCACCAATACCTGTGCTGAATACTGACCGGCAACCACAGCCCAGAACCTTATCAAGATGGCGGGCTTCTTCGCGTAGTTTCAGGCAGTCCGCCATAAACTGGTCCCATGCCTGCAGTGCTGCGGGATTTGACGTTTTAAAAAACATCACGCCACCTCCTGCACCGCTGCGGGAGCCGGAGAACAATCAAGAATGAGATAACGCAGTACATGGTCGGTGATATTCCAGGCGCTTGAACTGCAAATAAAACGCCCCAGCCGGATATCGATATAAGCCATCACAAAACGGGGCATTCCCTGTTCGCACATTCTGTTATCCACCTCAGCAACAATGTGGACTGACTCACAGGTCAGCACGCCCGTCGCAAACTCTTTTGCCAGCGCGGGGATGGTATTACCTTCCACCCAGGGTAATGAGCGACGCCAGTTGCACCACACCGCATCATCAACAGAAGGCTGCTCTGTTGCGTTTTGTCTTACAGGCAGCGTCGGACGAGGGCGCGGAACATCGTAAAAGCCATTCAGCTCAGTCAGTGCACCGGCATCAACTGCATCACGCAGGAAATACACCATTGCAGAGGGTGGCATTTGCATTTTCTCTGCCAGAACCCCACAGGTCAGACGCCCGTGAGCCCGTAATAATGTGCTGACACCGTTCAGAACTTTTGCATCAATCACCGGTTATTCCTCCGTCAGTGCCACAAATTCAGAATGTTTAATGCGCTGGCATTCGGCAGGAACCGGTCCCTTAACCTCACCATCCAGCAGGCACACCTCAAACAAAATGCCGAATCCGTCACGGCTGTGGTGCATCGTCCAGACTGATTTGAGATCAAACATGTTGGGTACAACATCAACCCCGAGTTCATTACACAACCAGACCGGGAATGTGGGATATTTCCGGAGTTGCTCTTCATGTTCCTGAATAAGCGTCGCATTGTTTCGGCCTTCCGGTGTTGTTATATCCGGTACAACGCCATAAAACGGAAATCCACCAATAAACAGTCCGTCTGATTTACCACGCCATAATTCCGGCGCTAATTGATTCATCCAGATACATTCAACCCGTTCATACCCTCTGTTACTGACAAGGGAAACACCGTCTGCGCCAAACGCACGCTGCAATGAGCAGATGATTTTGTCACGCTTAACAGAAACATCTTTCAGCCAGCGAATCGTATAAGCGTTAGCGGCTGTGTCACTCAGTTTAAAATAAGCACATGCTGTCATTTTCATTCTCTCCGGTTCTGATTCAGGCGCGAGTAGTCCCCTGACGCATCGCGCCAATAATTAAAAGAATGTGAATTAATTAAATATTAATGGTGGTATTAAATACCGGCATCCTGTTCAAACGGAATAATGGAAAAATCTTCAATTCCCGATTTAACCGTAATTCCGGCAACGCCTGCGACCGCTTTCGGTTCCAGTAAAATCGCTTCCCTGTTGATTTCCTGCTTCGTGCGAATAAAGCGTTGCAGGCCAAGACGCTCCAGCGTTTCCATCACGGCATCCACGCCGCGAATGCTCACTGACGGCGGGCGTTGACGCCATGATACATCGCCGGTGACAAGATTTGCCGTCTTCACTTTGCCGCCGTTCGTCAGTTCGTCGCGGTTCGCTTCACACCATCCCTGAACGCCTTTTGAAAGGGTTTCAATATCGGTTTTAAGCGGTGCAATCCGGGCTGCAAATTTCTCCGTAATCTCAGCGATAGCGTCATTCATTTCCGTTTCAAGTCGTGCCGCTTCGCGTTGCAGGTTCCCAATCCGGCGGATATCACATACCACAGCATCGCGGGATTGCGGAACATAAGCCGCTGCGGCGTTCCTGATTCGTTTTGCTGATTTAGCCATAAATAAAGCTCCTGTTAATTAATATTCGCTGTATACAATGCCGGATACAGCACGATTGCTTAATTCCATCTTTTGGGCAATGACATGAATAGCCAGCCCTTCTTTATAAAGTTCACGACACAAATATTTGTCGTGCTCACTGACCCGGTATGCACACAACGATATTCCGTGCCTTCTGGCATGTGCCTGTAGGGCTGTTGGGGCAACGTTCAGTTTTTTCGCCATTTCCTCGACGGTCATTTTCCCGACACTGGCTTCGATAAATTCCCGGTCTTCGCGTGACCAGCGTTTACGCTTACACATCATTCCGGTCACCACTCAGTACAACAGAGGCTCGCGCAGTGATGCCGGAATATGCCGCAGCGATAACTGAACCGCTTTCAGGGCAAGCGAGGAATAACAGCAGCGTGCCCAGCCTTTTGCCATTAACCGGTAATCGCGCCAGATACGCTGCCACATCTCACGGGCTTTCGGGTCTGATGCGCAGATGTATTCACGGTCCATAACGTACTCCCATAAATCCACATCAAACGCATTACCATACACAATGGCACAGAATATCGATTCACCACAGTAACGTGCACAAATGCTGTAATGGTCAAAGGCAATCAGGTAAGTCTTTTCACCACAATCATCAACTTTCCGGGCGCAAATAAACTCGCGTAATTCACCACCGTTGTTATTGCGTTCCTGAATTCGGATTAATGCCTGAATTTCATTTCGGATTTTGACATTCATTGTCAGCGTTCCTTTCAGTGACATGTTTTTTCAACAGCCATTTCAGTGACACTGCCACCTGTGATGACACCATCGTTTTTCAAAATCTCAATGGCTTCATGAGCTGACTCATTAATTATTTTCTGGCTTTTGTTAAGCACCAATAACGCCACCAGACCTGCAAGTGTAGCCTCATCCCCTTCCATTTCCACACTACCACCTACCGCAATACTGGTGCGCAAATGCCGTCCTTTAGTTCCAGATACTGTATTTTTAATTTCAATAATTACCTTTGCCATTTTGTTTCTCCTTATTGATTCTGAATAACTGCGCTGGCTTTTACCTTCGCGCCTTTTACCTGCTTAAAGAAAACCGCGCTGCACCACGGACAACATGCAAAGGAGTCCCATACTTCATTTTCTGGTGAGCATTGCGTCATAATTTGCTCTTTGCATTTGGGGCAATTAAATGCAGTCAGAGGCACATTGTTATTCTGTACCCGTTTAACCCATTCAATATATTTTTCAGCTTTAGTACACATCGTTATCTCCAGATAATCTGGCAACCATTAAGACGGGCCGTCCATACAGAACGGGCCACCCCGGACTTATGCTCCATAATTCTGACCGCGCTTTTTACCAGTTCCACCGGTGGGTAAGTGATTTCAAGAATCGGACGTGCCACGCCGAGATATGATTCATTTACATGACTCCCGCGCGCCTGTAACCAGTTCTGCGCATCCGTTGCCATTTTTATATTTCGTGACATCATGATTTCGCTCTCCTTATACCCAACTGTTCCTGAACATCCACATCCTGATCCAGTTCTTCGTAAGCCTCACGCAGGTAATCTTCGTTAACACGTTTGCCTTTACCGTAAGCATTCATGGCAGCAAGACGTAATGTGTAAGTCATGGTGCGAATTGCACCTGGTTTCTGTGCAATCTCCAGTAAGAATTCCTGCTCTTTTTTGGCGGTAACATCCCAGGCTTCCGCAATCGCTTTTACATCGTTAACTTTGGGCGCTTTGATAGCCGTGCGTTTTGCTATGCGCGAAAACAGACGGGCAAACTCAACCGTTTTGCTCCCCCCCGTCATATTCGTGTAAAGATGGTGATTACCCATCAATACCAGGCCAATACGGGTTGATTCCTGTAACAAACGAAGTTCTTCCAGCGCCGCAATATCAAGATGGTCTGCTTCATCTACAATAACCACCCCATGCGTTCCCCCAAGACGACGGCGCAATTCACGGGATAACGGCCCCTTGCAGCGTGGGATACCGTTCATTCCCAGCTCAAACGCCAGTTCCGTAAGACATTCCAGAACACTGACACGGGATGGTGCCATGGTGATCATCCAGACGTTATTATTGGTACGGCGATACTCTTTGGCTGCTTCAGATTTACCCACACCAGGATTACCGCAGATAACAGCAATACTCTCTGTCAGGCTGGCAAAGCGTATACTTGTCCAGATTTGTTTTACCGTCTGCGTTTGAACAAAACCAGGCAATTCCGGCAGGTCTGCGGCAGCAAGATAATCGTCAAGCCAGCACTTCAGTACCTGTGCGATACGTTCATTATCGCCGCTGTATTTATCGTTAATAAACGCACTGACAGTCCCGGTAGAAATATCACTCTCAATAGCAATTTGTTTAAAAGTGACTTTTTCACTTTCTACAAGTGTGCGTAGTTCTTCGCGAATATCAGAAATATTCATCGGAGTAACCTCATAATTAAATTTTGTGTAAACGTTAATTAAACAGCTTTTTACGTCTTTTCTGTTCCAGAATATCCAGTGAATGATTCAGATATTCATCACGCTCAGCGTTGTATGCATTATCAAGCGTCTCCTCAGGAGCCTGAGGCTGAACTGTCACCACATTACCCACAGGGCGATAAACATTCCCCAGCCAGGGTTCTGTCGTTTTTTGTTCAATAACCTGAATACCTTCATCTTCAGCATCACGAATTTTTCCCTCAGCGCGTTTGCGCATTCCTTTAATACGCTGCTGCTGTTTGTGATATTCCGCACTGACAGGAAAGGCTGCGCGTTTATTGCCGTTCCATATCGCCTCACAAATAAAACTGCCATCCTTACGGCGCACTGTAATTCGCTCTGCATCATGAATGTCATAGCTGATAAGCACTTTGCGACCATGTTCATCACGCAGCTCCGGCGCGTAATAAATATTCCCAAGCCATTTGATTTCACAGCGTCTTACCGGACGCTCCACCATCGGACGGAACATGTCGCGCAGCTCAAGATCGCTCAGCCACTCAATTTCGGTGTTTTCTTCCGCCAGGCGTTTTTTCCTGAACTCAGCCGGGCTGCAATGCTTCCCGTTTGGTTTCATCGGCAGTTCAGAATGCGGGCGGTTGTTGTACCATTCCACGCCTTCGCGAATAGCCTCAATCAGTTCTGACCAGGACGGCAGCTCGCGCATTGCAGATTTCTGGCGAGCATTCAGCGGCTTGTCCTGTTGCAGGGCATTAAACGCTGAACGCAGATCACGATTAAGTACTCGCAACGATTCCCGGTCAGCACCCCTGCCAAAATAGGTGCGATACCTCCTGGCTATACGCATCGGCAGCGTCCGGTTCAGGCGCTCAATAATGCCGCGCCCCTGCGGATTTCCGGCAATACCGGTGGGGTGGTTAATCCCCAGACGGGGCAGAATCCCGACGATCTCTTTATCCAGCATGTCTGCCGTTTCACCGGAACCATTATCCGAGTAATACAGGAAGGGTTTCCCGTGATTACGAATACCGTGCTGTATCGCACCGGCAACAGCAAACACGTTTTCAGCAAGATCAAGACTCCAGCCAACCACAAACCGGGTTCCACCATCAATGACAAACGTAACTTCCGGCGAAAATGGACGCCCGTGAACCGGATGCGCACATTTCAGCTTCATACCGTGACCGTCACCAATCCAGACATAATTCACCGGCATAGCTGTCCAGTCGCGGCGGGTGAATCCTTCAAGCTGACGGTATTCACTGCCGGTAACACGCCCTTTTTGTTTCACCACTTCCGGCAATTTCTTCATGGCATAACGCACCACATCGTAAGAAGGCATCACCTCCAGCATGTATGGTTCGTCAGCATGGCGACGCTGCCATTCCGCGACAAAATCCTCGTAGGCTTCTGACATAGGTCTGCCATTCGCCTGGCGATACTGCGCCAGAAATTCAGGTAGCCAGCTAATTTCTTCCGGTTTTATTTCGTCGCGCTTTCCTGGTGCCAGTAACAGCAGTCGTTCGGCTGCGTTCTGCGACTGGTTGTATTTCAGCACCCACTGATAAAGCGGGTCACGACTGATGGTGCGATTGGCACCACGCTTTGCATTGGCATTAACTGCGGCTTGTTGCAGGCGCTCCGGTAATTCACCTTTACGGGCTTTTTCAACAAGAAAGTTGATGGCTTTCAGTCGCCCGAGATTACCGTCGCTTTCCAGCTTCAGCACCTCCACCACCAGTGCAGCCCTTGCTTCAGATACCCGGCGCTGGTTTTCGGTCAGCGCATTCAGGCGTTCTTCCATCAGTTGTGGAGAACCGCGATATGCTTCGATTGCCTGGACAGCGTCAGGATTGCGTGTTTTTCTGGTAACAGCTTTCACTTCAGAAACATTGTTCTCTGTAGCCACCAGCTGTTCCACATAGCGTTCACGCAGTGCCTTTCGTGTTATTTCAGGCAGACAATCAATGTGGTACTCAATGGCTTTTGTGCCTTCCCGACGGCGACTAACGTCACCAAGATCACGAGAAAAACGCTGTAACGCCTGTCGGATGCCTTTTGTGGTGGCTGGCATTCCTGGTACGCCGAGCAGGTCATTTACGGTAACGTACGACTGCATATCACGACGCCTTCCTGATAAATCCATCGTTACGATACCGGCTGGGCCAGATGATTTCTGGCGGTACACCTATAGCGTCAGAAATTACGCGTTCGTATTTTTTGTTCGGTGTACGAACCACCGCTTTCAGTGAATCCTGAGCATAACCAGCATGGAGTGAAAGCTCCCGGAAGGAAGACCACCCGTTATCTTTGAGCGCCAGCTGAATCTTTAGCGAAGGCCAATCGCGGTCGCGATCTTCTCTTTGTCTCATCTTTCCTTTACCCTACAAAATTACCCGCGCGGATATCCGGTCGGATATCCGTATGGATAAAGATTAAGATACCAAAGATTCCTTGTAAAGGGTTCTTTGGTGTTTTTATGGTTTATTTTTTAATTTCATTATTTATCAATGAATTAGATAGAAAGGAACCAAGAATGAGAAAAGCACCCCAAGGTTCTTTTCCTGCCGATGGAAAAGAACCGATTATCGAAAGAATCTTTAGGTTAGTAGAACGATACCCTTCAAGAAATGCGGCTGCTCGGGCATGGGGGATCAATGAAGGCACTTTAAAAAATTATTACAACAGGCGGGATTACGCACCGATACCACGCCCGCATCAGTTAAAAAAGATAGCAGAAAGCGAAAATGTTACCTTGGAATGGCTCATGACGGGAGAGGGTGATGTTGAACTAAAAGATTCCAAAGAACCCAAAAAAGAGAATGCGGATAATGTTGATGCTCAAATTCTAATGTTCTTGTCATTTCTTAAACCACAAGAAAAACAACAAGTAGCTGATGTTCTTGGGAGAAAAGGAGCGGAGCAATTACTCATTCTTCTGGATGAGCACATCCAAGAGTTGCACGCTCTAGTTGGAGTTCGTAGAGCCATAGCGTTAAGCCTTGGTAATTTGCCAGACGAAAAGGTTAGAGAGATTTACGCGTTGTCCGAAGCTAAGGGCGATCACTTAAATCTACCTCAGAAAGCAGCCAGCGCATAACCCAGTGCAAGTGCCTAGCTGTGCTAAAATTACATTGGTTTTGGCGCTTGCACCCATCAGCGCTATAATAAACACCTGAATCGTTTTTGAACGGTCTTTAAAGGCTATTGTAAGAACCTGTGAGTTATCTTGAATGTTTTATTGATATCGAACCGTTTAACATTTTTGGACTCGCTTTATCTTGAAAACCTTGAGTTCCTAACTTGTTGATTCCAATCTATTCCCGTCTTTTTTAATCTCTTCCCGGTTATCTTGAATAAATTACCTAGTCATAAAAGCCCCACGGCTTCAGGCGGGCACGGTGAGGATGACACGCACAAGCGTCAGTCATGCCGCGGAACCGTTCGCCCGACCTGACCTACACAGAGAATCAGCCATGAACCTGAAACCAGGCTACAGCACAGACCAGAACACAGACACTGCTACAGGCATGCTTAAAAATGATGGCTTCTGGCCGGATCTGTCCATGGCTGATTTTCGCAAAAGCCGAACTATCCCACTGGATATCCCTGCATCACTGGCAGAACAGGCGTTATTGTCTGCCATCTTTGAGGTGAACACCGCACTGACCGGTGTGAAATCCCGCTACGTAGTGCAGGGAATAGCGCAGGCGGCGGACGTGGAAGGCCCGCAACTTAACGGAGAAAGCGCCCTTTGCGCACAATACAAAAAAGCGGTCTTTGCCCGCGCCAAAGCCGATCTTCTCGGTGAGTTTACGGCGGTGAACACCCGCCACGCCGACAGCAATATCGACAGTAATGACACCCGCGAAACCCTGCTTGCTGAAGCGGCCTTTGTGCTGCGTGCTATCCAGGGCGCAGGCCGTGTGGGAGTGTACATCTTATGAGCCAGTTCGACAGCCTTTATGCATATCTGCGGCAGGTGTTTGACATTTCCGTGTTTGACAATACCGGCTTTGATTCGTGGATGAGTGATATTCGTCTTTTGCCCGCAGAGAAAGACATGGGGCTTGGACAGATAAGAATGGGTATTCGCCAGTACAACGCCGTGTTCGACTGGCAGCGCTGGCCATGGCGTCAGGTTGACCCTGATTTGCTGTTATGCGCCCTACTTGTCTGGCGGGACGAACAGGCTAATGACTACTACAGCCAGCTTGAGCTTGATGCGCCGGATGTCAACATCGAACCCACGGACGACAACATTGCAGAAGTGACTGTCAGTATGCCGCTCGCTGACCCCATCATTCTGATCCCGGACGAGGCCGGTTTTATCATGATGGGCGGCATCCGTTACCGGCTGGATAAGCCAGAGATCTGGGTGGCAGAAAATATCACTGTATCCACCATCAGGGCAGGGAAATAAACAATGGACATCTCCCTGCACGGCGAACTTAACCGGACACAGCTTAAGCAGTTGCAGACAATGCTGGCCAACGGTGAGCTCCCCCCGGCAAAACAACAGCGTCTGCTGCAGCATATCGCAAAACGCGGCGTTATTCCGGCCGCAAAGCGCCATGTTCGCGAACAAAAGAATGTTGATGGCAGCAGTTTTGCAGAACGCCGCTATGGCAACAGACCGCTGCTGAAGGGGCTCCCTAAATTTCTGAAAGTGCACGACATGCCATCAGCGAAATCGGTGCGTATATACGCAGCAGGCAGGAGCTATCGCCAGCCCCACAACCACAGGGAAATCAGCGTGGGTGCAGTGGGATATATCCAGAGCCATGGCGTTACGTTCACAGTGAACGCATCGCAGCTGAAAACCGACGCGATGGAAAAAGCCAGCAAGGAACCCTGCTCCCGCCGTCAGGCGATAAAGCTGCGCAAGCTGGGCTATACGGTGAGCGGCAAAAAAAGGGGGACGCGCCGCAAACCATCAACGGCAGATATCCGGACGTCGCTCACGAAAGGGCAGGCAGGCGTGATTATCCGCAGCATGGAAGGCATACCATCCAAAAGCTACTGGACGATAACCATCCCACCCCGTCAGTTCCTTGGTGTCAGTAACGAGGAATTTGCACGGATACTGTCCCGCCAGTTGCAGGGCATCAATTATGGCTGGCAGACAAAGCCGCAGGACATTAAGAGGAAATAACCCATGACGTTTCCACAGGTCACAATTAATCAGCTCAACACCCACAGCGGAAGCAAGCGTGGGATCGCCTGCACCCTGCTGATGGTGGGCGAGCATACAAAAGCCATTCTCCCGACACCGGTTACAGCACAAACCGATCTTGACTCGCTGTTAGGAACAAAGGATTCATTGTTACGCAGTAACGTGCAGGCGTTTCTGGATAATGCCGGACAAAATGCCATGATCTGGCTGGCAACCGTGCAGACACCCCAGCCTTCTGGTCAGACCCGAACGTGGGCTGATGTGGTTATGGATGCACAGGCCACCCTCTCGGTGGAAGGCGTTGTCGTTGTTCGCGCTAACGCCTCAGGTAACGATATCGACAAAGCGCAGCAACTGCGCAGCAAACTCAATAACACCTTCCAGCGCTGGACATGGTTTATCCTAGCTATTCGCGGCTGCGGAACAGGCGAGAAGTGGTCAGAATACGTCACCGCCATGACCGGACTACAGAAAGGCATTGCCGCTTACGCGGTGCAGCTTACCCCGATGCTGTTCGGCAATGAACCGGGGATACTGGCCGGTCGCCTTTGCAATCCATCAGTGACGATTGCTGATTCCCCCGCCCGTGTTGCAACCGGCGCACTGGTCAATATGGGCCGCAACGATAAACCGCAGGACAGCGACAAGCGCGAACTGGACATTGCCACCATCAGGGCCCTGAACAGGGCGCGTTTCAGCGTACCAACGTGGTATCCCGACTACGAAGGTTACTACTGGGCCGACGGCGTCACGCTCGATGTGGACGGTGGCGATTATCAGGCTATCGAATATCTGCGCGTTGCCGATGAAATGGCCCGTCAGGTGCGTTTGCTGGCTATCCCAAAAATCGCCGATCGCTCACTGAACTCCACCCCGGCAAGTGTGGCCGCGCACCAACAGCTTTTCGCGAAGCCCATGCGCGACGGCGCAAAGAGCCTGAAAATCAACGGCACGGTATTCCCTGGCCTTTGCATGTCACCGCACGACGGCGACGTAAAAATCTCATGGCCGGAAAAAGACAAAGTGCAGATTGCGATCGTGGTTCGCCCGTATAACTGCCCGAAAGAAATCACCATCAGCATCATGCTGGACGAAAGCGGAGAGTAACCCATGAACACCGAACGCATCAGTGGTATGAGCTTTGACACGTCATTTAATGGCCGCATCGTTCACGTAAAAACCGCCACCCTTGATATTACCGACAACACCAAAGCCATTCAGGAGCGCGGTGTACCTGATGGCTGGGTACGCGGCGACGTGGAAGCCGGCGGTGAAATTGAACTGGATACCGTTAACTTCCAGCTTCTTGGTGAAGCCGCGCGTGAAGCAGGGAGCTGGCGCGACATCGAAGAAGCCGACTTTCTCTTCTTTGCCCGTGCAGCAAAGACAGAACTCAGGGTGGAAGCCTTTGGTTGCAAACTGCTGATCAGTAACCTGCTGAATATCGACAGCAAGGGCGGTGACAACATAAGCCATAAAATCAAATTTATGGTGACTTCGCCGGAGTTCGTCAAAATTGACGGTGTTCCGGTTCTCAGCGCCACCGATGTTCGGGACATCATGAACCAATAGGAAAGACAATGCAAAGCACCCCCCACAACTGGAGCGACTGGCTGGCGATAATCAAAGACTGGTTACGTGGTGATATCCCTCTTGACAGTCTGCTGATGACTGCCGTCATTGCAGCACTCAGAGTGTTTTACACAGGCCGCAGCTGGCGTCGTCTTTTGCTTGAGGTGCCGTTGTGTTGCCTGCTGGCCGTGGCGGCATTCACCCTCATTAAGCCGGTCCCCGTCGCATGGCTGACCGAAGACTGGCGCGTCGGTATCGGTGCCGCAATTGGCCTTATTGGTGTTGAACATATCCGGGCACTGGGTGTGTTCATCACAAAGAAATTTGCAGGGAAAAGTGACGAATGAAAATTTCAGACAACGGGCTGGCCGCACTTAAACGCGAAGAAAACTGCAAACTGACCGCTTACCCCGATCCGCGCGGCGTATGGACCATTGGTACAGGTCACACAGGAAAGGTTGATGGTGTCGCAGTTCACAAAGGCATGACCATCACCCAGGACACCGCCGACAGACTGCTACGCGACGATCTGTCATGGGTGGAGCACTGCATCGCTGAACGGGTAACAGTTCCGCTGAACCAGAGTCAGTATGACGCGTTGTGTAGCCTGATTTTCAATATCGGCGCTGACGCTTTTATCGGTTCCACCGTTCGCCGTCAGTTAAACGCCGGCAACTACACCGCCGCCGCTGATGCTTTCCTGAAATGGAGCCGCGCAGGCAGTAACCCGACAATTCTGGCCCCGCGTCGCGGACGTGAGCGGGCAATGTTTCTGGGACAGAGGTAAGGCCACATGAAACGCGCAACACTCGCCTTTATCGTCTTCATGGTCGTCGCCGTGGCCGTGCTCGGCTTCACAGCTGACTACTGGCACAACCGCTTCACCAAGGCAGAAAAAGCCCGCCAGAAAGCCGTAAATCTTGCCGACACCCGACAGCAGACCATTGACGACATGACACTGCGTCAGCGCCAGAACGCCGCGCTTGATGCGAAATACACAAAGGAGCTCGCCAATGCAAAAGCTGAATCCGAAAAGTTACGCGCCGATCTTGCTTCTGGCCGTCGCCGGTTGCAGCTCCACGCCGTCTGTATGCCCGCCGCCACGCGTGATACCACCGCCACCGGCTCAACTGATGCAACCGCCGCCCGACTTACTCCGGACGCTGAACGGGATTATCAGCATCTCAGAGCCGAAGCGAAAGCCGTCGTTGCACAAGTGAACGGCCTGCAACAGTACATTACTGAACAATGTCATTAAAAAATGGCACCACTCACCGGGGAAAATAGCATGAAAGACGAAAATACCACCATCATCACCCTGACCGTCGCAGGCGAGGACATTCGCTTCGCCCCGACCGAAGCTGTCTACAACAAGTTCGTGAATGAAATAACGATGGATAACAAGGTGGCGCCAGCCAAAAACTACCTGATGCGCTGCGTACACCCGGAAGACAAAGAGAAACTGGAGAAGCTCATTCACCGCCCGGGAGCAGCCCTTCAGATGGCAGCAAAACTCAATGAAGATTTTGCCGTCAATCTGGATATCACCGTAAAAAAATAAAGGCGGCACTGTCCGGCATTGAGCGCAACGGCTACGCGCAATATCTGGTATTACGCCGCCACTGGCTACCGGATGGCGAGGACACACCGGAAGACATTGCCGCTGCGGTCTGGCTGGACAACCGTTATTTCGAAAACATGAGTGTTGCCGTCAATAACGGCATTGCGAGAGCATTTAAAGGTGGGTAATGGCTGCTGAACTTGATTTTACGCTAAGTCTGGTTGATAAGCTGACGAGACCCTTAAAACAGGCGCAATCGGCTGTGACCGGATTTGCTGACAAGGCAACAGCCGACTTTAAACGTCTCGGTTTTGGTGTGGCCGGGTTATGGGGGGCTGCTCAGGGAATAAAAGGACTGGTCAACCCCGCCCGCGACATGGAAGCCGCGCTGGCCGAAGTCAGCTCGCTGGATGTGGCAAATAAAACACTCGATCAGCTGCGTAAAACTTCACAGACGTTTGCCATTAACTACGGCGAAAGCGCCAGCAATTTCGTCCGCAGCGCCTACGATATCCAGTCCGCCATCGCAGGACTTCAGGGTGACGAACTGCCAAAATTTACTGAAGCATCCGCCATTCTCGCCAAAGCCACCAAATCAGACACGGCCACCATTACTAACTATATGGGCACCATGTACGGTGTTTTTAAAAATACCGCAGAGAAGATGGGGCGCACGCAGTGGGTTGAACAAATTGCCGGGCAGACCGCAACCGCCGTTCAGGTGTTCAAAACTACCGGTAATGAAATGTCTGCTGCCTTTACTGCGCTGGGTGCCAACGCGCAGGCAATGAAGGTATCTGCCGCTGAACAGTTCGCCGTACTGGGACAGCTCCAGTCCACCATGTCAGGCAGCGAGGCGGGAACCAAATATAAATCATTCCTGGCGGGGATTGGGAATGCGCAAAAAGTGCTGGGGCTGAACTTTACCAACCGGGACGGCAGTGCCAGAAGCATTACCGGTATCATCGACCTGATTAAAGGAAAGTTTGGCGATTTGTCAAAAGTGGCAGATGCAGACCTGCTGAAAAAAGCCTTTGGCAGCGATGAAGCGGTGTCCATGATTAAACTACTGGCCGGAGATGTTGACGGGCTGAAACGGAACATCAATACATTAGGTAACATCAAAGGCATGGATAAAGCCATCGAAATGGCGAAAAAGATGGTTGACCCGTGGGATCAGGTTAATTCTTTACTGGAGCAGGTTCGCGTCAGCATCGGTCTGCGGCTCGATCCCGTCTTTGCCCCGTTCCTGCAAAAAATCATCACCGGCGGGAAAGCCTTCATGAAATGGCTGGATACGTTCCCCAATATTGCCCGCTGGCTGGGATATATCACTGCAATGACCCTCGCCTTTGCCGCAGCAGGGGCGCTTGCCAGTATCACGATGGGGGCCTTCGGCTTTATCATGACCGGGCTCAGCGGAATTGCTGGCGTGCTGAAAGGCGCATGGAAAGGACTAATCTTCACCCTGGATTTATTACGCCCCTCCCTGCTTTCAACCCGTCTTGGCCTGATGGGGCTATGGATTCAGGAAAAAGCCGTCTGGGTGTGGTCAAAGCTGGTCGCTCTTTGGGCAGGGATCTGTAAAGCAGCGATCGTAGCCTGGAACGTAGTGTTACGTGCGGGCGCGGTTGCAATGCGCCTGTGGGGCGTGGCGACGGCATTCGCAGGCGGTGCGCTTCAACTCCTGATAAGTCCCATAACCCTGATTATTCTCGCCATTGCCGCACTTGCCGTAGGGATCTGTCTGGCTATCAAATACTGGGACAGTATTAAAGCCGCCATCATGGACACGGAAGCTTTCAGTGCCCTGCTAAAAGTCATTAACGCTGTGGTGGGCTGGTTTGATGATGCATGGAACAGCATTAAAGCCGGATGGGACAATCTGACGAACTGGTTTAAAAATTTCTCGCTGGCCGACACATTCGGCAATATCACAGCTGGAATTGGCAAGCTCTTTGACGGCATATGGGATTCCATTAAGAGCGCCTTTACCGGGACATGGAACTGGATAGCAGAGAAGCTCAACAAAATCCCCGGTGTCAATATCAGCACCGCACAACAGACCGTCGCACCGACACCCGCCCCGGAGCTTATCACTGGCAACCGTAGCGCCGCCATCCAGGGCGGGCCGGTAAGTCACCAGATAAGCAACAACCGGGGCGACAAAGTCACCAATAACAACGTTAAGCAGGATATCACACTGCACGTTGACACCCTGGCGACACCGGGACAACTGGCGGAATACAGCGAACTGGCAGCGGGGTGACAAATGAGTACGAAATCACTTTATATCGACCTGCTCATTACTGACGGCGATCTTACGTTCAACTCCGCCAGTGAGCCGGTCTTGTGTGACAACCGCCAGAGTATTGCTCAGGACATGATTCACGCCCTGATTGAAAGTGGTCTGCCCTGTCGTCTGATTGCGGAGAACAGCCCCACACTCAGGGCCGACCTGTTCACGCAAATGGTGATACTCCTGGAGGAGGATGAACGCCTCATTCCCGGCTCCGTATTTATTGACGAAGAGCAACGCGGCCAGCTCCTTGTTACCGCCGATACCTACGATTTTGGTCAGTTAAGCCAGGGGATGCGCTATGCAGAATAATATCGACTTCAAAAACATACTGCGCGAAAGCGGAATGCCGGTTGATGAACAGACCGTACGTGACACCCTGCAACAGGTGGCAGATGATGAAAAACTCATCACCAATACGTCGCGCATGTCGCCATTCTGGCGGCTGATTCAGTTGCTGGTTATCACGCCGTATGTGTGGATTGTTGACACACTGGCTGACAATGTACTGCATAATCTGTTTCTGATGACTGCCAGAGGGCCGTTCGTTGACCTGTTCGCTGCCGCCCTCAAGCTTACCCGCAAGGAAGCCACGCGTGCGATCGGTAAAATCATTTTTACCAAAAACAACCAGAATGACAGTGTGACCGTACCGGCTGGCACACTGATTCAGACGGAGCGTATTAACGGTGTGATTTATTCCATGGCGACCCGCGAGCAGGTAATTATCCCCGCAGGCACGCAAAGCACCCTTATTGATGTGATCGCCACCGACAGCGGTACGGCATTCAATCTGGCACCAGGCTATTACCAGATACTCCCCAAAGCGATTAACGGAATTGCGTCTGTACGTAACGGTGATAACTGGCTGACCATACCGGGCGCAAACCGCGAAAGTGACGACGAACTGAAAGATCGTTGCCGTAACCAGTTTAACCTTGCCGGCAGTTATCACACTGACGCAGTTTACCGCAGCCTGATAGCTGCACAGGCCGGACTGACCATCGATCGCATCTTCTTTTTACATGACGCCCCGCGAGGACCTGGTACAACTAATGCCTACCTGCTGCTGGATACCGGGGTTATTTCGCAACCCTGGGTTGACAGCGTGAATGATTACATCATGGCACAGGGACATCACGGCCACGGCGATGATATGCGTTGTTTTGCCATGCCGGAAACCCGCCACGATCTGGCGGTTACGGTGTATGTTGAAAACCTTTCCAATATCAGCAAAAACGATATCGACGCCCTGAAATCAGGCACTGAAAACCTGATTCGTTGTGCATTCCGTGAAAACAGTAACTACGACGTAACCCGCACATGGCCATACAGTCGCTTTTCATTCTCGCAACTGGGACGCGAACTGCATGACACCTTTCCTCTGGTGGGATCCGTGACGTTTTCCCTTGAGGATATCATCAGCGATCTGAACGTACCCCGCCTGAACACACTGACAGTTGAGGTGAAGAATGCCTGATAAATCACCGGACATTAAGTTGCCGTCATGGCTGAATCGCGGCGATGTGCTCCGCCTGAAAAACACCTTTATCCGTTTCTGGGGAAAGGTGCACGACTGGGTAACATGGCCACTGAGCCAGACCGACCCACTGACATGTGCGGAATCCATTCTGAACCTGACAGCCTGGCAATATGATATAGCCCGTTTTGACGGCGAACCGCTCACGCTGTACAGAAAGCGTGTCAAATATGCCTTTATCAACGCACAGGACGCGGGCAGCGTGGCGGGATTCAGGGCAATTTTTGAACGACTGGGGATCGGTTATGTGGAGATTCAGGAGCGCCAGCCAGGCACAGACTGGGATGTTGTTCTTTTGCGCCTGACAGACAACCAGATCTCAGAAAATACAACATTACTCAATCAGATAATTCGCCAGTACGGTCGCACCTGCCGCCGTTACCATCTTCAGATAATCACATCCACGGATTGTGTTATCGGACACGGATACTGGCATGGCAGCTATCACTATTTTTATGCACCGGAGATGAAAAATGACCCAGAGCGCTATCACTTCAGCATTTGAGCGCCTGAAAGCGCAGGAAGCCGCAGGCGGCAACCGTATCATCATTGATCAGTTTGTATTTGCAAATATCCCGGATCTGAACATTGCCGACACGCCGTCTGAAAACGAACCATTGCCCCCCGATGCACAGATAGTTCACCGCCAGAACGTTGATCGCAACGGAATGGTAAATGAGAACACCGTCGCCTACTCCGTTACCCTGCCGGAGTCCACGGGTGATTTTACTTTTAACTGGCTGGGTCTGGTAAGCAGCACCACAAATACACTTTGTATGGTGGTATATCTTCACCCTCAGAAAAAAATAAAAACCGCAGACGGCAAACAGGGTAATACCCTGATTTATTCTGAAATTATGGAATACGCCGGAGCCAGCGCCGCAACCGGCATCACCACGCCAGTAAGCACCTGGCAGATTGATTTTACGGCACGGCTTCACGGCATGGACGAGGCCACCCGCAAAGCGGCGCTGGATATCTACGGGCCTGGCCTGTTCTTTAATAACGCCTTTAAACTCACCGCTCAGGCTACCGGGCAGGCGACCTTCGCGCCGGGTATTGCCTATCTGCGCGGATTACGTGTGGAGCTGGATGAACAAGGCACACTGACATACGCCACCGGAATTTCACAAACTGTTTATGTTGACGCGGCATTAACCGGTACCCTGACCGGGGAAAATAAAGCCATATTCAGCCTGACGAGTCAGAAAACAGCCGACTATACCGACAGTTCAGGATTTGCCCATTATGTCGAACCCATCGCCACAATATCAGACAGTGGCGAGATCACCGATATACGAAAAACCCGCAAACCATTAAATGACCGCCTTGATGGCGAATACCTGACCCGTAACGGGAACCTGAAAGAAATTGCTGACAAAGGTGAACAGGCCCAGTCTGATGCCAGAAAGCATATGGGCCTCGGCGACAGCGCCACCCTTAATGTTGGCACCGCGCAGGACACTGTAGCCGCAGGTGACGACATCCGCATCACAGGAGCGCTGCAAAAAAATCAGAACGGAGCAGATATTCCCGATAAACCGCTGTTTATCCAGAACGTTGGTTTACAGGAAACGGTAAACAAGGCTGGTAACGCAGTCCAAAAGACAGGCGATACCTTGTCCGGTGGACTTACTTTTGAAAACGACTCAACCCTTGCCTGGATTCGAAATACTGACTGGGCAAAGATTGGTTTTAAAAATGATGCCGACAGCGATACTGATTCATACATGTGGTTTGAAACAGGTGACAACGGCAATGAGTATTTCAAATGGAGACACCGCCTCGCTGGCGGCCGGGTTAAAGACCTGATGAATCTCAAATGGGATACACTAAATATTCTGGTTAATGCCGTCATTAATGGTTGTCTTGGAATTGGTACGACGAATGCGTTAGGTGGAAGTTCAATCGTTTTAGGAGATAACGATACCGGGTTTAAACAAAATGGCGATGGTCTGCTTGATGTTTATGCAAATGGTCAGCGAGTATTCCGTTTTCAGAATGGTGTGACTATTGCTTTTAAGAATATTCAGGCCGGAAATGCTAAAAAATTCACGTTATCCAGCGCCAACAACTCCACGAAAAATGCAGCGTTTTATTTGTGGGGTAATCCATCCAGGCCTGTTGTTGCAGAGCTTGGTGATGATTCCGGCTGGCATTTCTACAGCCAGAGAAATACCGATGGTAGTATCACATTCGCTGTAAACGGACAGGTAATTCCGTTAAATTACGGAAACTTCGATGCCCGCTATAAACATCGAACTGAGGGGGTACAGGATGTGCGGTATGGTCATGAAATGTATTACAGCCCCGGCAGTAACACCGTTTCGTGGAGATTTTGCGCACCTTCGGGACACGGGCTGTCAGGGATATCGATATCGGATACCGGCCGTAACTCAGCGGATAACGTCAACGGTGTGTATTACCGACCGCTGCAAAAACTGATTAATGGCACCTGGTATAACGTAGCGAGTATTTAATATGATGCACTTAAAGAACATAAAAGCGGGTAACGCTAAAACGCCGGAACAGTATGAGTTAACAAAGAAGCACAGAGTCATCTGGCTTTACGCTGAAGACGGGAAAAACTGGTATGAGGAAGTGAAGAACTTTCAGCCAGATACAATAAAGATTGTTTACGACGAAAATAATATTATTGTTGCCATTACCAAAGATACCTCAACGCTTAATCCTGAAGGTTTCAGCGTTGTCGAAGTTCCTGATATTACCGCCAACCGACGTGCTGATGACTCCGGGAAGTGGATGTTTAAGGACGGAGCTGTGGTTAAGCGGATTTATACGGCAGGCGAGCAGCAACAACAGGCCGAATCACAAAAGGCCGCGTTACTTTCCGAAGCTGAATCAGTCATCCAGCCGCTGGAACGCGCTGTCAGGCTGAATATGGCAACAGACGAGGAACGCACACGACTGGAAGCATGGGAACGCTACAGTGTTCTGGTCAGCCGTGTGGACACTGCAAAACCTGAATGGCCACAAAAGCCCGGGTGAAAACCAAGGCCCGAACGCCAGGCCTTTTGCGAATACACCGGCATGCCAGAGTGGAAACAAATTGCGACGCACCAGTCCGTGCACATTTCTGACCGGGCAGCTATTCCAGAAAACAGCAGACAAGAGAGGTACAGATATGTGGTTTCCGGCAAAACTGATGCTTCCGACAGGTAATATCACCCCCATAACATGTTCAGCTATGGCCGTACATCCGTGGGATGTTGAAGCGGGGCACATTACGCCAGACGGTGCGTATTTAAGCCCTGTCAACGCAATAAACCACCTTAACAACAAACTCCCGGGCCTGACCGAAAACAGCGATATCGCCATCATAATGGTAACAGGCAGCAATAATAACGATTTTATTCGTCAACTGTCAGCACTGGCAGACACACTCCCTTTACCCACTCTGACGCAGACGCTAAGACGCGCAAGAACACAGCTCACCCAGGCAATCACCAGAATGCAAATCCCGGCGACACCACAGAACGGACTGCCCGCTCCACAACCACTTATTGCCAGCACACTACAGAACAGCATCAGTAACCACACCGCGCTTAACGCTATGAAGACCGAAGGGCTGAACTCTGTCGACTCACTGAAAAACGCGTTATCCGGTTTTCAGGCACAACGTCAACGGTTGCAGCAACAGATAATCGCTGAACTGGCAGGAGCAGGCGATAAAGTGGCAAAAGCATTTGCGTTCGTGCATACCGGCGACGCCGTTTTAGCCCGCCGGGAAATGATGAAAAATATTCCGCACCCCACAGCTTCACTGACGTATGCACACCTGTTCGCAGGCGATCTTTCCGGGATGCTGAACTGGATAACGAAGGCAGAAAATGAGCCAGAACACGACAACGCCACTGCTGGCCCTTAATGGTCAGATAATCGCGCTAAAACGCTTAAGTGTCAGCGTGAAGCTGACCATCAAAGACAAAGACGCTTCCGGAAAATCCTCATCAACAGCGACTTCAGAACAGGGTGTAAAAGCCAAGGAGCTGCAGATTTCCGGACTGATTCCGTTCACCCAGCCGGAAGCACTCACACGCTTATTTCGTCTGGCTGAAGCCAGAGCCGCTAACGGTGCACAACAGGTTTACCGCATCGCCAACATGGATGCTAAAGCGGTCAATATGAAGCAAGGGATTTTTTCCGGTGCCGTGGGCGCAACTCCTGAAACAGGCCTGATGGCATGGAAAGTTGACTTCACTCTGAAAGAAAAACTCAGCAGTGCCGAAAAGGCGACAGGACGCGGCCCGGCTGGCAATCAGAGTGCTGAACAGCACGCACAGGCCGTCAAATCAGGTGGCAAAGGCGAAAAAAACGAAGAGCATGGCTGGTTCTGGAAAATGTCAGACAAACTCAATAACTGGATAGGCCCGGCAGGCAATGAAACCAATTCGTGATCTCTGCATTAACGGCAGGCGTTATCCTGTCGTGGAAGAAAACATCATGTTGCGTCTCAACGGCGCGGGAACCGGCTTTATCACCATTAACGCCGCCGACAATACTCCCCCGCTACGCGGCAAACCCGTAGAGCTGTCCATCGGTTACAACGATCAGCCTGTAAAGTGGTTTTCGGGATATGTGGAAAGTGACAGTTGTACAGGCAGAGGGCTGCACAAGCTGATGGTGCGCGAAGCTGCTGCTATTCTGCAATACCCGCTCAACATCTCCATGCAGCATCCGACGCTGAAACAGGTCGCAGGACACATTGAAGGCAATACAGGTTTACGCATACAACTCCCGAAGGCAGGCTACACCACCACTCCGGTCCCTCATCTAACCCACAATGGCAACGGTTATCAGCTGATGGCCATGCTTGGCCGCATATTCAGTATCCCGGATTACGTCTGGTATCCGTCGGTTGACGGCATCATCTACGCCGGAAGCTTTGCTGACTGCCGTTTTGCAAAACGCCCTGCCAGATTGCCGGTCGATATCACCAGAGGTGATCACGGAGCAAATGGCTGGACAATACAGACGATTCCCATGATGCGCCCCGGCGTGGTCATGAACGATCACCGTATAAATCAGGTACAGCTACAGGGCGACAGCATGATCATTAGCTGGAGTGATGGCCGTCAGTCGCCAGTACAACGCCAGATCGAAACCCTTTACCCCGAGATAGGCAACAAAACCCACCTTCCACGCATGGGACGCGTGATCTCACCAACTGAAAACACAACCCAGGGGGATTTGCATGATGAATTTCGCCCACGCTACGCCGTCAATGTGCAGTTGCTCGACGAGAACGGCACCCCCGATAAGAACACACCGGTATATAACGCCGTCCCCGTTCCTGTGCCAATGGCCGGCAATGAATCCGGGATATTCCAGTACCCGCCCCCAGGAACCATAGTTACACTGGCCCACGTTGACGGCAGGCCGGATAAACCCATCATCACCGGCACTCACGCCAGCGGCCAGAGTCTGCCGGGAATAAAGCCCGGCGAACAACTACAACAGCAACGCGCAGAGGTATTCCAGCGTGTGCATACAGATGGCACATGGCAGCGTGAAACCGATCAGGTTATTCGTGAGAAATCCACCGACCGCATCATCCAGAACACAACGGAAACGCGCACCAGTACCACTCGTAATATTACCGTAAAGGCCAACAACACCATAACGGTGCTCGGCACTCATAAGCTGATGAGCGGCCACATACAGCACATCGCAGACGGTGACTATGCCGTAGCCGCCACGAAGAAACTGATACAGCACGCCGACAGCGCTAAACTCGACGTTACTCACCAGTGGCAAACCAGCACAGAAAGCACCACCCACAATGTGGCGAAAACGCTGGAAGAAAAGATTGGCCGGATTAAAAAATCCGTCGCTGGCCAGATGCAACAGATCATCGCCCCGCAGGTCTGGTTTGGCAGCAATACCATCAACACACTTAACCTCATGCTGGATCTTTGCGACACCGTTCAGCAACTGGCGCAGCTCACCGCACAACACACTCATACCAACAACGGGTCGTCACAGCCCACCAACAGCGGCAGCATAGACACGGTGGCATCAATGGCAGGCAACCTGAAAGCGAAGTACAGTACCGTGATTAAGCAGTAAGTTTACAGATGAGAAGAGGTGCACAGGCAGCCCGGTTTACCACTCAAGAATCATGCCACAAAATACAGACAAATAAGCATTTCGTGAAATTATTCATATATCAATAAATTTCATTCATCGAACCAGACGAAAGCCCGTCGCGACGGGCATTCCCCCAGAAAAACACCCCCCACCAGACGCGCTGTATCGCATTCTGCGACATGCTTTAAGCAAATAAACGCGCGAGTCACCCTGAATTCAGCTCGTAACGCCTGAAAGCGTACACGCACGCTACGTGGATATTTCACGGCATGATGAGCCCAACACACGGCACGGGCGCAAGCCCCCCGCGCTTGCACTCTTTACGATAAAAATTTTTTGCCAAATAAATTTGCGCAAAACGACACTCCAGATCGCGCCAGCACTGGCGCTTTACAAAAAAGCCATCTGGCACAAAGTGTCAAAGATTGCCAGGCTTTGCCAGATTAACGTTAAAAAAGGATCTGACAGAAAAATTAACCATATGAAAAACAAAACTATTTTTTGCTTTCGTCATTTTAAAGGATCTGAATGCCGCCAAAGTGCCACGCACAGGAACCACTTAACGCAATGAAATAAAAGGTAAAAACAAAACATTGGACAAGGATCGTTTTGGCGCAGCGTTACACAGTTTCACTGTGTAACTATTTTCAGGCGCAAGCAAAAACCGCTCACGAAAGCAGCGACAAAAGCGGCAAAATTTTAACTTTCGCGGAGAACCGAACGGGTGACGTGAAACTTTACGTAGCAGAGAAGCGGGAAATCAGTAGAATAATCGCGGGTGCCTTTCGGCTGATGGTCGGAGGGAATACCCGAAGGCCGGATGTGGAAAGGCCCCGGAAAACATTTCTGTTTAACCGAGGCCCTAACATATCTACCTTAAGCAAGTGATAGGTTAGCGCCTCTCCAACAAAGGAGCAAGCGCTATGTCGCAAAAATCGCTTACGGCCATCACGTTCTGCGTGACGGCAATCCTCATCATCTGGATGCTGCACGGTTCGCTGTGTGAAATACGGATGAGCTTCTGGGGAGCGGAGTTTGCGGCGTTCTTACAGTGTAAACAGTAAGGAAACCGCGACGGGGGAGCAATCCCCCGTCAATCGGTTGCTAAGGTTGGCTGAAGTGGCACCCTATCTCACAGACGTGAACAACAAACCCGCAGCGTAAGAACTGCGGGTTTTCTTTTTGGAACTATCACTAGCTAGTGTACCGTTAACGGCACATAATGCTCGCACAACAAACCTGTTAAAAGAGATTACTCAGCATTCTCCTGCTTCCATTGCCGGATCATTTCATCGGTAACATCACCCTCATAACATACCACGTCATACCCTCCATTACGGCTATATGCACTGCGTCCACCACATCTACTACCATTCCTTGCATGATTATAAGGACACGCACAATTGCCTGGATAAGATTCAATGGATTCTTTAATTATTTCTTTTTTGATCTGAGCATCAGACTTTCCTGTTGCTGCATATCCACTAAAAGATACTAAACAAAGGCAGATTGCCATTAATAAACCACATCGCATACCGATACACTCTATTACTAACCAATCATAGCCCACATCATAAAATCGAGATGAGGAGTACAATACCTTTAACAAGAAGGTGTCATAACGATAATATGTCGTGCAATTCATCAAAAAAAAGATCTATATCAAAGAGATAGAACTCTTATCAGTGCTTCAGACATCGGCATTCGAGGCAGCAGAAAAACAGTAAATCTGACGAATTTGAACCGCCCCGGGAATCCTGGAGACTAAACTTCCTGAGAAAGAGGTAAACAGGATGACTAAAAATACTCGTTTTTCCCCCGAAGTCCGTCAACGGGCAGTCCGTATGGTTCTGGAAAGTCAGGGCGAATATGACTCACAATGGGCGACAATTTGTTCCATTGCTCCAAAGATTGGCTGTACGCCGGAGACTCTGCGTGTCTGGGTTCGCCAGCATGAGCGGGATACCGGGGGCGGTGATGGAGGGCTCACCACCGCTGAACGTCAGCGTCTGAAAGAGCTGGAGCGTGAAAATCGTGAACTGCGCCGCAGTAACGATATCCTTCGCCAGGCTTCCGCTTATTTTGCGAAGGCGGAGTTCGACCGCCTCTGGAAAAAATGATGCCACTGCTGGATAAGCTGCGTGAGCAGTACGGGGTCGGACCGCTATGCAGCGAACTGCATATTGCCCCGTCAACGTATTACCACTGTCAGCAACAGCGACATCATCCGGATAAACGCAGTGCCCGTGCGCAGCGCGATGACTGGCTGAAGAAAGAGATACAGCGCGTATACGATGAAAATCACAAGGTATACGGTGTGCGTAAAGTCTGGCGTCAGTTGTTACGGGAAGGCATCAGAGTGGCCAGATGCACTGTGGCACGTCTCATGGCGGTTATGGGACTTGCCGGTGTTCTCCGGGGTAAAAAGGTCCGTACGACCATCAGCCGGAAAGCCGTTGCCGCAGGCGACCGCGTAAACCGTCAGTTCGTGGCAGAACGACCTGACCAGCTGTGGGTGGCTGATTTTACTTACGTCAGCACATGGCAGGGCTTCGTCTATGTGGCGTTCATCATTGATGTGTTTGCCGGATACATCGTGGGGTGGCGGGTCTCATCGTCCATGGAAACGACATTCGTGCTGGATGCACTGGAGCAGGCGTTATGGGCCCGTCGACCGTCCGGCACGGTCCATCACAGTGATAAAGGTTCTCAGTATGTATCGCTGGCCTACACACAGCGGCTTAAGGAAGCCGGATTACTGGCATCAACAGGAAGTACAGGCGACTCGTATGACAACGCGATGGCGGAGAGCATCAATGGTCTTTACAAAGCGGAGGTAATACACCGTAAGAGCTGGAAAAACCGTGCAGAAGTGGAACTGGCCACACTCACGTGGGTGGACTGGTATAACAATCGACGATTGCTGGAAAGGCTGGGCCATACTCCTCCGGCAGAAGCAGAAAAAGCTTATTATGCTTCCATCGGAAACGATGATCTGGCAGCCTGAGTTCACAGATAAAACACTCTCCAGGAAACCCGGGGCGGTTCAAATTTGCCTTTTCCCAAGATGTTGTCAGATTAAAAAAGATAGATTAGCGCAGGTACCTGTTGGTGGATTGCAGGAGGAAAAATGAAGTCGAGTGGAAAAATCCCAAAAAAATTTTTGTTTAACAGAGGTCCTGGTTCACTATGCGAAATACGGAGGAGCTGCAGAAGAATTCTGCTTCATCCTTAGAGTTTAAACAGCACGTGCACTACCATTGTTTCTGCATATCGCCACACCATCGCCACTCTACCGCCATTGCACAAAATACAAATACGAAAAAACCACCCGAAGGTGGTTTCACGACACTGCTTATTGCTTTGATTTTATTCTTATCTTTCCCATGGTACCCGGAGCGGGACTTGAACCCGCACAGCGCGAACGCCGAGGGATTTTAAATCCCTTGTGTCTACCGATTCCACCATCCGGGCTCGGGAAAAAAGTGGAGGCGCGTTCCGGAGTCGAACCGGACTAGACGGATTTGCAATCCGCTACATAACCGCTTTGTTAACGCGCCAAATTCTTCAGGCCTTTCAGCCAGACATCCGCTTGACGCCGATGTCTTTTAAACTGGAGCGGGAAACGAGACTCGAACTCGCGACCCCGACCTTGGCAAGGTCGTGCTCTACCAACTGAGCTATTCCCGCATTCATCAAGCAATCAGTTAATCACTTGATTTTATTATCGTCTGGCAATCAGTGCCGCCGTTCGATGCGTTGCATTCTACTTACCTGGCGCGATGAGTCAACGATATTTTTCACCACTTTTGATCGTTTGCTGAAAATTGCGCCGAAACGA